GCACCTACCTAAAGAGTTAGGTTGCCCTAAGTGCGGCAATAAGTGTTGTAATCATATGATATGTCCTTATTGTGGAGATATAATATCTATATAGAAATATATGAGGGAGTACCGAGAAGGCGAGAAGCAAGATCGGGGGAGTTCAGACCCATCGTGATGACGAGAACAGGGGGATGTCTGGGTCTATTAGGGGTTTACTATGAGTAAAGTACCAAATTATCACTATAGTGGTGAAAACTCACCAGAAGCACTGGAGTATCTGGCAAAAGATGGGTGGTATCCTGGTGAGGAGCACATGGAGAGCAGGGTTGTCTGTATAGAGGCAAAGAGTGGGATATTCCGTAAGGACATAAATTTTATTGATGCAAGACATCATCCAACTTGTCCAGATAAATTAATATTGTATTTTAGTCACCCAGATTTACCGATAGTCCCAGAGGGGGACGAGATTCCCATTGTTGGAGAAATTATAGAGAAGTGAAGATACGCACTAGGAGATTCTTTATAAACTTCGGGTTTTTCCATTACTGGAAGCATAACCAACACTTTGAGTTACCTATACTGGGTTTTGAGTATATACCAGCACAGCCTGACTTCTGGACAGATTATGCGTTTACTTTAGACTTACTGGGGTTTGCTTTTGTTATAGAGTGGGGGAAGAGGTAAGAAATGAGATGTCCTATTTGTGGCTGTGATAAAGAGAGTGTCGCTTATGTACTCGCACAGGGTGAGAAAATTGAGGCACGGCAAAAGAAAAAGAACGTACCCACTGGTTCTGATTGGTACGAACTTCCTATCTGGACATCACGTAAAAAAGATAAACCAGACAATATAGTTGTATATACGGATATATAGGAAGATATAATGACAGAAATTATGGATGGTGTACTTGGTTCTGGGTTTTGGGGTAAGGATGGAAGCCTTGTTAAGGGGTACGCTAATGAGGATGGTGCTCTTTTTATCGAGTATCGGAAAGGTAAGCAGTTTTACAAAAAGAAGGGTAACTTATTCTGTAAAGTCCTCAGTAAGAAATTGAAGCAGAGTTTAGACGAGAATAAGAAGTGGCGTTATAAAGACCCATCTAAAAATAGAAAAGAAATGGATATAGCTACAATGAAATGGCTAGAGAAGATACTAGCACATTATAAAACTTATATGGATTAATGCCAGGAATAATCAGTACAAAACTAGACACCACGCCTAATAGGGATATGCTGCGTGGTATGAAACGGAAAAAACGGAAAAGAAATGCCAAAAAAGTCAGTAAAAGAAGTCCAAAAAAAAGGAAATAAGTCTAAAATATTAGACCTCCTTGAAGCCACTAAGTCCGATATAGTCGGATTCCAGGGAGGTATGGATGTTAAGTTAGATAAAAAGCTCAAATCTTCTGGTGAGAACCTACGGGATAAACTATCACACGACCTGGGCGAGTGGCTAGAGCAGGAAATAAAGAACCAACAGCCACGGATAGATAAACTCAGTGAATGGCAAAAACTATACCGTGGTCAGCGTGACACAAAGAATATACCATACCCCAAATGTGCCAACGTAGCTATACCTATAACCAGGATAAATACAGAGGCTATATCTGTTAGAGTACTAGACGGTTTACATAATCGCCCTAAAGTATTCATCGTAGAACCTAAAGATACGGGAGATCCTCAGAAAAACGAGATGTTCCAGCAGATAGCTCCTATGTTGGAGGATGACCTTAACTGGTGGGCGATGGAAGTTGTTAATCTAAAGAAGAAACTCTTTTCACCTACACAGCAGTCAATTAAAAGTGGTACTGGCATCTTAAAGATGTGGCCTGTAAGTAAAAAGAGAACAGTAACACGATACGCTAAAGAAGAAGAGAGTAACGACCCTAATATACCCACATTCAAACTAAAGGGTGGGCAGGACGCTATTAAGGAAGTTGTCACCTCGTATGAGGGGGCAGACATCTTTCCTATCTCTAGAGAGGACTATGTTCAGTCATCTGATTCTATAAGTATTCAGGAAGCCTTCTTTATTGGGTTTAGAACGTATCATCGTATGCCTGATATAGAGATGAAGGTTCGTCAGGGGTTATATGATGAAATAGCGGCTGATAACCTAACTGTACCAGATGAGTTGGATGAAACTAAAAAAGACAGGATTACTGAGCAACACAAAGAAGTACCAGAGCATTTGATGGACAAAATAGAGATATGGGAGCTATGGCTTAGATATGACGTTGATGAGGACGGTGAAGAGGATGATATTGTAGTTACCTTCCACCGTGGCACTAATACCATCTTAAGATGTATCTATAACCCGATATTTAATGGTTTTAGGCCGTTTATCGACTTAATCTTCAATCCTGTAGAGTTTTGCTTCGATGGTGAGGGTACTTGCGAGATTTTGGAGAAATTACAACTTCAGATAGACTCTTTGCATAATATGTACCTGGATAGACTGGTACAGATTAATAGTCCAGTATTATTCGTTCAATCTGGGCAGGGTATAGATATTAACAAAATAATACCTGGAATGAAGGTTAGTACCGACACTGACCCGAAGGAAGCCATATATGAGTTTAGATATTCTGACCAGACCTACACCATCTTACCTGAAGAGGGTAGGTTACTTGATTACGCAAATAAAGCTACTGGGGTTACTCCCGATATTTTGGGTCAACCTACTGCTGATAGACCAGTATTTAAGGAAATGCTGAGTCGGGTACAGGAAGCAAATAAGAAGTTCAAGTTTGGAATTGACAATTACAGGGATAAAATATCTGAGTTGGGTATGATGTATTTGGAGTTTTCGGCACAGTATCAGCCGACACACTCATATTACTCTAAAGACGGTAAAGGTGAACCTGAGAGAAAGACCATTAATTACCCCGTTGAGTATTTGAGGGATGGTATTAATGTTAAGGTTGCTGCCTCTAACGAGTTATTAAACACTGAGGTACGCCGTGAGGTTGCACAGCAACGGTACGCATTACTTGAACAGTACCACACTAATCTCGGAAGCATGGTACAGGCTATGGAGTCACCGTACTTACCTGCATCGTTTAAACAGTTACTTGTTAAAGTTAGTGAGATAGATGAAAAAGAATTAGAGAATATGCTTAGGGATATGGATACGATAGACCCAGAGAGCATGGTGCTAAAGATAGCTGATGTGGTTAATATACCGCAGGCTATGACAATGTCGGGTATGCAACCACCTCCTGAAGGTGGAGGTGAAGGACAAGGGGGTGGAGGTGAACAGCCACCGACACAAGGACAACCACAATGAAGTTACAAAGAAAAATATTCGCTTTTACACACTATTGGAAAAATCGTGGGAAAAAAGGTTCTCGAATACGTATTTATGAATTTCACCTATTCTCTTTATCTGTATCACGTCAAAAACTGTCTACAATGTGTTCGTGGGCGTTTTTTATTGGACTATTTAACTTTGAATTAGTTTTTATCTTGGAGTTTCACGAATAAATGAGTGAACAGGACGATAAGTTTGCGGCTGGTGAAGCCGATGATATTATAAACTCGCATTTCTTTAAGAAGTTTATAGATAAGGTTCAGAAACTACGAAATCGGGAATCACTTAATTGCGAGACTAAAAGAGAAGATGTTAGATACCATCAGGGACAGGTTGCTGGTATAAAAATGATATTGGGATTACCTACTACCCTGAGAAACGAATTAAGAGCAAAGACGGGGACTCACTCTTGAGCCGTCTATGGGAGGTCTTACGACCTCTATAAATACGTAAAAGGGGGAATATATGACTTTAGAACAGGGAGCACTTCCCGAAGAGAACGAATCCACCCAGGATCCGCCTTCTGAGGAAGCCCCAAAAACAGAGGAGCAAGAGACGCAACCCCCTGAACTTCCAGAGAAGTATCAGGGAAAAACGGCTGCGGATATTGCAAAGATGTTAGAGGATAGGGAGGCTACGATAACACGGCAAGGCGAGGAGTTGGGTTCTTTACGCAACGAAACAGCCTTCTATCGTAACCAACCACGACAGCAACAATCACAGCCTGCACCACAGGAAACTGAGGTAAAGGAGGACTATGATTGGACAGATCCAAAAGCTGTCGATAGGCTTGTTGAAAAGCGGATTACACAGTACGAGCAGAAACGCCAACAGGAAGAAGGTCAACGTAGGGTGTATGAAACCAGGACTGCTTTCATGGAAGGGCAAAAGAACGCCATTGAGAAACGCCCCGATTTATTCGAGGGTATCGGCGATGAAGTAGCTCAACTAATGGAAGGATGGGTTGTTAGGTCACAGGGGAATATAGACCCCCGTGAACTGCGTGACCCTGAAACTTGGTTTCACGCCACTTCTATGATACGCAACAAAAAGAGTGGGTTTAAAAAATCCGCTACTGGCGTGACTAATCCGACTACTATGCCCGCTACAGAGACACCATCCTCAGTTAAGCCACGGACGGTTGACGAGCCTGAAACCGTGAGCCTAAACACTAATGCTCGTTTATTGGCTAAAAAATTAGGGATGACTGATGATGACATGAAGGAGGCCATCAAGAAGGAAAGAGATGAGCGAAGGAGGAAGGCACTATGATTTTCTTACCAGATATTAGAATAGTTGATATGAGGAGATCTGGTGTTCCACCTGAAGAGTGGAAAGACCTCCAGAGTGACAGACAACTTCCCGAAGGGTGGCACGAGATAAGGAAATACGTACCGTTTGACTACAAGATGGACGCTTCTATTCGACCTGACTATAAGTTCGTATGGAACAGAAACGAGATAAAGGACATTCGTGATTGGCAGGTTAAGTGGAGATTTTCACTTGTCACCGTAGATGATGGTTACTGGCCTGAAGGTTGTGTACCTAATGGCGAGAACCATTATGAACACGGTGATTTAATTCTTATGAAGATTTCTATTTCAGACTTTATCGAAAAGCGGAAAGTGGAATTAAAAGCTGACCTCGTACAGCGAGAGGGAGAAGCAAGACGTTTTAAATCTGAAACTAAAAAGTTAGGTGCGGAAGTAAATGACCAAATCCTACATGACCTCATCGGAATATAGTCCCATAGCCATAAAAATCTAAAGAGGAGAAAAAATGGCTGCACATGGATTTAAATTAAAATCGGGAAACCCACACATACTGCCGTTTGATGAAACAAGCGGTTCTGCGAATGATTGGTATGCTAATGACCCCGTTAAGTTATCTAGTGGACGACTCGTGATAGCAGATAATGGTACTATTCTTGGGATAGCACAGTCGGCTGCCACGGGTACTGAAGATGCTAGAGTTAATGTGTCCTTAGTTGACCCGACACAGGTATGGGAAGCTGACTATATCGGTACGCTTGCCAATACTGGTACGGGTGTAGAGGCCGCACTGGACTTTACGCCTAATGCTTCAGGAGTAGCTACTGGGGGTACTGGTGATGTAATAATCCTAAAGGATGACGAAAGGGATGGTTACGGGGCTAACAAAAGAGTTCTTGTTCGGTTCCAAGCGACTGCCTGTCAGTCGATAGCGTAAGGAGATAATAAATGGCAGATTCAATCCAAACAGGATGGGATACAACTACAGATAATGATGCCTTACGTGGGGGACTGCGAAAGGTCTTTGATACCACTACGGCATCTATTGATGTTATGTGGCCTGGAATGTTCAATGACATAAGCACTGATATGTATATCGAGAGGGATATGCGTATGGCTGGCTTGGGTGACGCTGAGGCAGTAGCTGAAGGTGCTAATGTTCCAATTCAAGACATTCCTAGTCCAGACACCAAGGATTACACTCAGGAAAAATTCGGGACTGGTTTCAGGATTACTATGGAGATGAAGAAGTTTAACAGAATCGGGCTGATGAAGAAACTAACGTCCAGTCTTTCCAGGGTAATGAAACTTCAGAAGGATAAGCAGGTACACGGGCTTTGGAATAGCCCTACTGCTACATACACTGGGTATGACTCTCAGGTATTGGGATATGCTTTACACACTTGTAAAGATGCTGGTGCGACTACGTATAACAATATACAGTCTGCTGCTATCAGCACGACTTCTATAGAGTCTGCGTTATACTACTTCAAGATGATGGTTGATGACCAGGGTGAGGTTATCGGGGCGACACCTGATAAGATTTATTTTGAACCTACACTCATGTTCACCGTTGATGAACTGTTCGGCAGTAAAGGGATGCCTTGGGAACAGTCTAACACGAAGAACCCTTATACCAAGTGGGGACTAGAGCAGTATCCTAATATTAGGCTGTCTGCTACAACTGCGTGGGGAATACTGGCGAAGAAAGACCCTCTATTTGATGTTAATGTCTTTTCTTCACAGAAACCAAACTTTAAAACTAAAGATGCACCAGATACCACAGATGATACAATTGTAACATCAGTGAGTCTGTATGATTTTGGTTTTGGAGATCCGAGGTGCGTGTTTATTGGCAATACTTAGAAAGGCTAAGTAACTGACAATAAAGTAGTTACAAAGAAAATATGTATTCCTTAGTGATACGGACAATAAAACGGGGGGCAACTAGGGTGCCCCTCGAAACCTACTCCTATTGGTGGAGGGGGTTGGATATAGGAGAAAAGAAAAAATGGCTGTTTTAACAGATTTAGACGTGATTTTTATAGGATCACGCAAAAACGACAAGCAAGCTATCCTTGCTATTCCCGCACAGGCTGCGGCTAATAAGCCTGGGATACTATGTTTACAGGAAGTGGATGATAGTGGTGTTGTTGGTGAGGTATATATATGGCCTGACAGTGCCAGTGCTTTACGATATGGTACGGCTATACCCACAAATCAGGATGGTGAAGGTACTGTAATTGGTACTGGCGTTTCGACATTAGACGGGGCATTTGATGGGGGGACTTTTATAGATAGTGCTGCTGCTACTGGGCTGGGAAACTGTCTACGGGTTGGTGGTGCTGCTACACTTGATAAGATAGAATTTTATCACGATGGTTCAAATGCTACTATCGCTGCTATGGCTGACGACTTGTACTTGGCTGCGGCTGGTGGAGACATTAACTTCAGTGGAGACAATATCGCTGGCGCAGGTTCTATTACAGGAACAAGTGCTGATATAGTAACTGGTGAACTTACTTGTGGAAGTATTAACAGGACGACTGGAACTCTAACATTAGAGATTGCTGGGACGGCAGAGGTTAGTGTTACATCTTCAGCAACCACGTTAGGTGGAAACTTAGATGTTAATACTACGGGAGAAGTGACGGCAGGTAGCGTTAATCGTGCTAGTGGAAATTTGACCCTGGAAATTGCTGGAACCGCAGTTGTGACGGTAGCTGCTGCTGCTGTGACGTTGGCTCAGGATCTTGATGTTAATACGACTGGTGAAGTTACTGCTGGAAGTATCAACAGAGCTGCTGGCTCATTGACTTTGGAAATCGCTGGTACTGCCGAGCAGACTATTACTGCAACAGAGACTACCTTCGGTGGAAATATCATATTACCTAGTGCTGGAACAATCACATCGGCTGGTGCGGATATTGATTTTGGTGCGGAGAATCTACTTACAACTGGAAATGTTATACTTGGTGCTGACGGTACAAGTTCTGTTGGTCGTATTGGACTTGGTGTATCGGGTATATCAGATGCGTATATAGAGTTCGATGGTAGTACATTAAATTTCTATGACACCACAGTTGGTGCTTATACTCTAAGTCAACTTGCTACTGGTACCGTACTCAATCCTTCGGTTACGGGAGACTTAACACTTGCTGACGGTTCTATAACCGTTACTGACGCTGATGCCGCTACGAGTTTTAGTGTTACCAACGACTCTCTAATTAATTCTGGGGGGCCGTTGGCTCTTATTGATGGTGGTGGATTAACCGACCAGGTGCTACTTGCTTTAGATGCTGATGTTATTACTACTGGGAATTTCTTAACTTGCGATAGGTCTGGAGTACAGTTTGCTATTAAACGATATGGTGAGGTTGAGATAGCTGGTCTTGATGCTACTGATATGATTACTGTAACTAAGGGTCATATCCAGCTTGAAGATGGAAAAATTGAAATTGATTCTGACTCTAACATAGGTTCGCACATAATTACAAACTTTAGCGGACAGAGTGTATCGACATTACTGGTACATAATAATCATACTACAGGAACCAGTAAGGCTCTGGAAGTAATACAGGATGCTACTGGTGCTGCCTGGGGTATTGACTTACTCCACGATGGTGACGAACCTGCACTTTACATGCATGCTGCTACTGCGAGAACTGGGTACGGTATTCATTGTTTAGCCACAAACCAGGAAGCCGAAAGACTTTTTTATGTTAGCGGTGCTGCTACCGCTGCCTCTGATGAAGGTACGGTAGAAATTAATTCAAGCGGTGCCTTAGCTGCTGGCGGAAATTTACTTCGTGTGGTTTCATCTGGTACTAACGCTGCTGCGAGTTTTGCGGTTGAGATTGTTACAAGTGGAAATGTGGTAAATGCTACAGATGGTGCGGCTTTAAGGATTGACCACACAGGGACGGCAGGTGCTGGAATCGTATATGCTATGTATCTTAATTCTACTAATGACTACGCATTGAAAATCAATGCTGGGCAATCTGACATTCTAGGAGATGTTAACTTTGGTGTGGCTGGTACTGGCGTAGATGTTACATTCTTTGGTGAAAATGCTGGTAAGCATATGTGGTATGACATGAATGGTAATACAGATGGAGAGTTGATACTTATCGACACATCTATTCTGTTTGACCAGACAAACTGCGACTACAGACTTGATGCTGCGAGTGATGCGTTGTTATTGGATGAGGTTAATGACCATGCTTCGGGTGCGTTTACAATAGGTGCATCTGGAACTAATGGTCTGGATTTGATTTGGCAGTCGGCTACGGCTGGCGATCTGGTTACATTTAATGCTGGTTCTGAAACCTGTACGTTTACTGATGTTCCCGTAACACTTACTGGTGCTGACTCTAGTGGAGCACTACTTACCGTGACTGGAATAGATACATCTACTGATTCGGATTCAATAGTTGTAACCCATCAGGGTGCTGGTGCTGCGTTAAAGGTAACTACGGGCGAAGCTGACTCACAGGGTATAGAAGTTGTTACCTGTGCTAGTTCGGTAGTTAGTCAGGTTCTCATTGACGGTGTGACTAACAACTGGCTCGGTAATGATGGTGTGGGTATGTTGCATGTCAAGAATGACGGAACTATGGCTCATGCTAATTCTTCAAACGTACTAATTGCTGGTTCTGGTTCTGTTGCTGCCAATGCTAGGGGTTCATGCTTACGGATAACTGAGACTGGCGCTAACGCTGCCGATGCTTTTGCGGTGGATATTAACACAACTAATAACGATGGGTTGCTAATCGAAACTGGTGCTGTAGCGGACATTAACTTAAAACTCACTGGACTGGATGCTCAAGTAGGTCAGATGATTCATGTTGATGGAAGTACAACTAACGGTTGGGATGGTGCTAATGATACTGGTTGTCTCCATGTTAATACCAAGGTTTTAAACAATGCTGGTGCTGCCGCATTATTCGTTGACCATGCTGGACAACCTATAAGTTCTGCTGAAGGTGCTTGTGCTAGGTTTGTTCAGAGTACAGGAAGTGCACAGACAAATGCGTACTTAGTACAGATAGATGCCGTAGCGACTGGTGGAGCACTTAACGTATCTAGTGGACATAGTATATTTGATGAGAAGGTTACATTTACTGCTGGACAACAGAGTTCGGCTGTGGCGGTAACCTCTAGTGCAACGAAGGCTTCTGCTGCGGTTCCTGCTGGAACTACTTTTGTTGCGGTTACATCTTCTGGAACTGCTACTCATTATGTTGAATTACCTGCCTGTGTGGTGGGAAATGTTGTGTGGTTATACGTTGGGGCTACTGGGTATGAACTGATCGCTAACGACTCTACTACTGAATATCTTAATGGTCAAAAAAGTGCTGATTCGGATGACGCTTCAAGTTCGGTTGCTGGTAATACTCTGGTTCGTGCTATATGTGTTGATTCAACACATTGGCTTGCTAATCAATTCGATACTGCTGGAACTGAATCTGTGTTAGAAACCGCTACAAGTTAATAGATTTATATGGATGGGGGGCTTTTGCCCCCCAATCCTTTTAAAAGGTGCTATGAAAGTAAATATTATCGGGTTAGGCTCAAGTTGGAAGAAAGCTCCAATGGAGGGAGAAACATGGAGCATGAACGCTATCGTGTTGAAACGACCCGTGAAACTCATATTCTCTATGCACCCCATTGACGAGTGGTTACAAACTGCTACGTATGGAGAAGAGGTATTGGAGAAAATGCAGGAACTCGATATTCCTGTTATTACAGTAGAGAAAGATGAACGGCTACCTAATGCCACATTATTTCCAATAGATGAGATGCCATCTAAATATTTCACGAACAGCATAGCTTACATGATAGCGTATGCCATCTACGAGGGGGCAACGACTATTCATTTATATGGCGTACCGTTGGTGCTGAAAGATGAGTACAGAGAACAACGTGCATGTATAGAGTTTTGGTTAGGCATGGCTATGGGTAAAGGGATAGACGTTACTATATATGGAGGAACGAGTCTTTTTACGAATGGGGTTCATGCTGGTTTATATGGATATGAGTGGAATCAACTGTATCAGAAAATACCCTGATAACGGGTAAATTTATATTAGGAGTTTTTTAAATGTCAGAAGTAACAAAGGCTAAGTTACAAGAGAAGAAGGCTATGATTCAGCAGCAGTTCGACAAACTGGAGGCTTTACGCAAACAGGAAGCCGAAAAGCAGGCTGCAATACAACGTAACCTCGCTGAAATTGTAACAGAGCAGACAAGACTTCAGGGTGATAATCGGGTGGTTGATGAATTACTGGCGGGCTATGTAGATATTGGGCCTACAGAAGAGGAACCTCCTAAGGGAAATTCTAGGGCATCTAAAGCGAAGGTTAACTAAATCAGACTAACTAGAATGTGGAAGTTTACTGGGGATGCCGAAAGCGTAATGGAGGCAGACTTTATTCCATATTGTATATTTTGCGGTTCTGAGATGGAGGCTGCGTTTACACGATTACAACAGTTTCATCTACATCCTTGGGAAGAAGATGAAAGCCCTATAGCTCACGCTTTAGATATTGTGGTTAAGTGTCCTAATGAGGACTGTGGTTGGAACTCCGTTTTCGGTGTCCCAGTAACTAAGGAAGATTATGACAAAGCGAGTCAACAAGTTTAAATCGCATAAAGGGAACGGTAGAGAACCTCCCAACTGGGAGAAGTCAAACGATGAAATGGGCTTTATGCCCAAGAACGATATTATATGCAATTTTTGTGGTACTGCTATGACACCTCGTCTGTCTCTAATGGAGATAGAAAAGAAGGGGAATAATGTATCGCCAGTTACTATGTTGTTTAAGATTGCGTACAAATGCAAGATGTGTGATTGGTTAGTCACCTTTGACAAGATGGCTGAGAATGAGTATTGGACTAAGATTCTTTTAAAGAGAAAAAACAGAATGTTATTTTATCCCGTACACCTTTGGGAAGAGGATGAGTTTATTAAGAATCAACTAAAGGCACTGGGATATTTTTAAGAACAAGGAGGAAAATATGCCACAAGTAAATCATACTAAGAAACAGCAACGGCAAATGAAGCGTATTGCTGGGCGTGTCAAAAAACGTGCAGATACTCGCATAGACGCAAAGGTAGCAAAAAAAATAGCTGCCCGTCCTGGATTAAACCCGAAGCAAAAAGTACGAGCAACAGCACGTATCCGTGGTAAGGTAGCAAAGCGGTTTGCACCTAAGACGGCTAGTCGTACTTCTAAACGATTAAAGAAACGAGGATTTTAATAGGGGAAAACAATGGCAAATACATTCAATGACACGGGACGGTTATGGGAGTTGGATGCAGACGACATACTATCGTTTAAAGATCACGATAATCCAAACTCTGGTTTAATGCCTATTGTTATGAGGAAAGTTATATTAACACCTGCTGCTACTGGAGATGGTGTTACATTTAAAACGCTAAAACCGAACGCAACACCGACTGTGAATGTGGGGTCACTAACGTTTACAGTTACGTCTACATATAGGATTACCGACCCTGCTTCTGGTGCAGTATTTACTGGTGCAAGTGTTGGGGACTGGTTGCACGTACATGAATCTCCTGAGAGTGGAAATAATCTAGGGTGGTTCTATATAACTGCTGTGGATGGAAGTAAACATTATGTGGATGTAGCGTATGCTCAAAACGCATTAACAAATGAAACAACTAAAACCTACAGTATCAAAATTTATACACCAGAGAGTTGTATGGTTATGGTTTCACCTACTGGTGATACGGGTGCGAAGTTGATCCAGGCTGAGGTGTTAGACTGGGGTGATTCGGGACGCAGGTTTTATAATCTAGGGATGTTTGGCTTATCGGCAAGTTGTACTGCTCGGATATATATAAAATGACAATTAGGGTAGAGGAACCAGATCTCACTAAAGTCTTTGAGGAACCACGCAGGAAGTGTCATGTATGTGGTGGAATATCTATGAATGATGCAGAGATAACTGGCGGTGGTTGCTTATGGCCTGAGAGTAAGATGTCTAAGTATCGTGGTCGCTGGTACTGCAATCCTCACTTCACGTGGCGGTTTAAGAAGGGGTGGGAAGATGCGGCACATTTAGATATAAAAGAACGTCAATTAACAGATTAGCAAAGAATAGGGGAGATTGTATGAAGATATTTCCAGTTGAGGACAACATTTATTACGAGTGGCTGCCTGTGTCTGACAGGATAGGTTCTATACTATTATCCGAACGACACGAGCAACGTACCCGTGAGGCTGTAGTGCATGAGGTCGGGCCTAAGTGTAAGACTATAGAGAAAGGGGATAAAATTCTGATTTCAGCGTTTACTGGTGCACATTTATTCCTTATATCCGATTCATCGTATAAAGACGGTGAGAAACATAGGATATGCAGGGAGACTGAGGTACTGGCTAAGTACGAGGAATGATGGAGATAAATCATGGGGGATTATACATTCAGCGAGTTCAAAAGTCAGCTAAAGTTTGAGTTGGGTGAACGTACAGACTTAGAAAGTCATACAGATTTATCCAATTTGTATGGCAGGTGGATTAATACAGCGTACCTGACTTTAACTACAAAACATAAGTTCTGGGGTTTAAAGCGTGACTTTTACTTCCCACCGTTACACACTGACGATGCTTCACAATCAACCACTGATGGGGTTGCCTATGTTGATGTACCTGGTGATTCTTTATACGTAGAGGGTATATGGGACAGAACTAATGATACTGTATTAGAGAATATTGGCTGGAAGCAATATAAGGGATACACGGGTCGTGCTGACACTGACGCTGAGGGTGAACCTACCGAGTGGGCAAGGCGTGGGTCTAGTCTATATCTCTATAAGACACCTGACGATGCTTATGCGTTGACTATCTACTACGTTAAGAAGATAGATAAACTGGACGGTACTACCTATATCACTACCGAGTTGGGTGAGGAGTGGGATGAACCTATTTTGAAACTGGCTGTTATACAGAGTTTACAGCGACTAAAACGGTACAAAGAAGCCAGGGATGAGAAAGAGGAATGGGTTGATATGGTGTCTGGTTTAATTAACATTTATGCTCGTGAGGAACGAGATAGGGATGCACTGTTATCTGCTGATAGTTCTTGGATGTCGAGTAATCAAGATGCCTACAAATGAAGGTGTAGTTAAGGACTTAGTGTTCTGTAGTAAATGTGGTGAACCTATTTACTCAAAAGAAAGGAAACCGTGTCTAAAATGTGGGGACACATCGAGACACTTTAAAACAGAGGTCATATCTATATATGATTTCAAGGAGGGAAGATGAGTGTTACTACCGCAGGAAAAGATGGTATTACTGATTTAGTTGGTGATGTTAACACAATAGCTGCGTACAGTTACCTTGCTGTAGGCACGGGTACTACTGCTGTAGCCGCAGGTAATACAACTCTAGGGGCAGAAACTACGACTTCAGGGTTGGCACGGGCAGCAGCTACCGTAACTCAAGCCACAACAACTGTATCTAACGATACCCTACAATTTGTTAAAGCATGGACTGTTACTGGTACAGTCGTTATAGGGGAGGTTGGTATATTTAACGCCACGGCAGCAGGTAGTCTCTTAGCTAGGTCGGTACTATCACCTACAAAGAGTGTATCGAGTGGCGATACATATACTTTGACATATAAAGTCGCTTTCGCTTAGAGTGAGATGCGAAAGAGATATTTCTTTAGACCCCTGGAAAACGGTCTGAGAACGGACTTCCCTGTACTTCACACGCCATTCTCTATGGCAACATGGCCTACTAAAAACATACTCTTAGACCAACACAGTATCCAGAAAAAGCCAGGGTACCATACTGCCGACAGGAGTCTAACAGCAGGTGATGCGGTACAGACTGTCGCTATATTTCAACTCAAAGACGGTACACGGAATACTATGTTCTTAAATGGTGCCGACTTAATGAAGAAGGAAACCTCTGGGTCTAATACATGGTCACTCAAAACGGCTGCCTACACTACTGGTACTGTAACCAATATCACTGGTGCTGTTGTTACAGGGGATTCTACGGTTTGGAGTACCAACCTGGCAGCAGGTGATAAGTTCGTTTTAGCTACGGATTTAACGGCTGCAGTAGAACCAGATGCTACATGGGCAACTATTTTAACAGTAGACACCAATACCCAGATAACCTTAACTGCCAGTTATGGAGGCACTACAGGTGCTATGTCTGAAACGTATGTCGGGCGTAAAATATATACCACACCCAGTAACACACGATGGCAACACGCTATAGTCGATAACCAGTTCTGTTTCACCAATGGAAACACTAACGTACAGGCATGGAGTGGGGCAGGGTATGCGGCTGACTGCGATACATCGGCTAGTGGGGCTGTGGCTATCAAGGCACGGTACTGTAAAGCATACGCTAATAGATTAATTATAGCTGACTATGGAAGTACCCGTGACCCGTTGGGACTAGCGTGGTCAGGTGAGGGAGATCCTAACACTTTCAATTCTTCTGATGATACAAGTGCGGGTAGTAATATATTCATAGGTTCGGGTGAGTATTTAACTGGGCTAGGTGTTGTTGGTGGGGGGTTAATAGTTTACTTACGTGAGAGTATTATATTAGGTTCAAGGACAAGTGTATCGACTGCACCCATACGATTCCCACGGCAACGTCCTGGCATTGGTTGTATCGCACCGTACTCTATAGCTGAGTACATGGGGCGTAACGCCTTTTTAGGAAGTGATAACTTTTATGAGATACGTGCTGATGTTGCAGAACCCATAGGTGATGGGATAGAGGATAAGTTATTTGACATAGTTGATAACACTGAGGCTGAGAAGATATGGTCGTATGTTGATACTGACTTGAATATTATTTGTTGGTTTGCCTCTACAAGTGAGGGGCAGTTTGCGTTTGTGTGGAACTACAAGTCACAGGAATGGTCAGCGTTTAGTTTCGCTGATGAGATTACTGCGGCTGGTAGGGGAGCTTTATAATGGCTAGTTGGGCACCCACAAGTTTAAGTGCTACCTCCACATCGTCTAGTACCATATATTTGACATGGGACAATAACTATAACCCTGCTGCGGGATCGTACTCTCGTATTTTAATACAATACTCTACAGATGGGAGTACATATAGTGACCTTCGTAGATTGGGAGGGGCAGCAGAGAACTATACACATTCTTCTCCCGATGCCAACACCACGTATTATTACAGAGTGTATGGGAAGTACACTACCTGGGAAGGCCCGTCTAATGTGGATACGGCTACTTGTTGGACAAGTGCTGAAAGCGATACATCCACAACGTCTACAGTAGATTCAGATAGTATCTACGGAACAGAAGATGATACTGTAACTGAGTACGTTGCAATAACAGAGTCTATAACAAGCACTGATTCTGTACCTAGTACGATAACCGACACGGTAACCACAAGTGAAGCTGTATCGAGCACGCAGACTATCCAGACTAACCATGCGTATTATCTTGGTACGGCTAATGGAACTACACACCTACATTCACTGGATTATAAAGGTGATGGCGGGAGTGTTGTATCTACGGCATGGCAGGGTAAGGATGCTGATTTTGGCGACCAGTTTCCAGAGGTTACAGACTTATGGAAAACATACTGGGGTGCTAAACTATACTACGAGGACTTAGAGGCAATAGATGTTACCGTATCATTGAGTGTAGATGGCGGTGTAACATGGGTCAGCCAACAGAGAAACATAGGTAGTGGTGCTGGAACAACTAAGAGTGCGATGTTTTATTTTCATTTATCGGGCTATAAGGTAATACCGAAGATAACTCACGGCTCGGCTAGTACCACGTTTAAGTGGTTAGGTTTAGAGATAGAGTTTGAGGAAGCAGGGGAGCACTGGGATACGGTATGAGCGTACAACGGATAAAAGAATATACCTCTCCTAACGTAAAGAAGATAGATAAGAAAAGTATAAAACAATCAGATGAGAAGATTGATGAATTAGTTGAAAAGGTAAATAAGGTTAAAGACCACCTTGATATTCATTATCAGGAGAGTGTAGAAGAAGCGGTTGATAGACTAGAGGACTTTGAGAACCTAGAGATAAACACAGTAAGTGCCACAGATTTTACGGTAACCTCAGAACTTGGGGTGTCTGCACTTACGGCTAGTAAACCTGTATTCTCAGATGCAAGTAAAATATTAACATCGTCAGGCACGATGCCCGTTGACCAGGGAGGGTCTGGGCAGACGACATTTACAAATGGTCAGTTGCTTATTGGAAATACAACAGGTAGTACATTGGCGAAGGCAACTCTATCGGCAGGTGAAGGCGTAGGGATAACAAACAGCACGGGAAGCGTTACAGTAGACGCTGAAGATGCTATTATGTGGGCGATCTTACTAGGGGGATGAAATGGCATTAACTACAGCAAGGATAGGCCCATCTCAATTAGCTAGTGGAAGTCAGACTACTTTATATACATTGTCGGCAGCTACTGTGTTTGAGTTTAAACACATGACTATAGCCAACGCTAACGCATCGGCACGGACTGTAGAGATATGGGTAGTACCTAATGGACAGAGTGTTGGTGATGCGTATTTACTTATTGGTAGTACATCTATTCCAGGTAACGGCGTTTTAACTTGGGATGGTTGGATACCATTAACTACGGCAGGAGACACTCTACAGGGTGAGGCTTCGGCAGCATCCAGCTTAGCGGTAACAGGTGGGGGTATGGAAAGGACATGACTATAGATTTAGTTCCTGTAGCGGCTGATTGGAATAAGATTTCCAATAAGCCTAGTCTAACTATATCATCTACAACTATATCTACAACTACGCCATTGGCAGGTGGGGGTGACTTATCGGCTAATAGAACACTAAGCCTTGGTGGTTTATCCACTATAGGTACGGCTAATTATGTGGTGGGTGTAAACTCAGGTGCGTCAGCATGGGAATATAAACAGGCATTAGGAACGTCTAACCAAATAACTGTTACACACGCTGCTAATTCCATAACTCTTTCAACTCCACAGGATATAGCTACGGGGTCTAGTGTCCAGTTTGCACAAGTAACAGTAGGTAACACTGGAGTAGTCGTAGGGACATCTACACCGTTTAGTGACTCATCGGGTACTCTAACTTTACAGAATATAGACGCTATAGATGCAACCACGGAGACTACCCTAGAGGCCGCCATTGATTCACTGGTTAACCTTACGGTTGTAGGAACCATAGCTACGGGTACATGGCAAGGTACTACGGTAGCGGTAGACCAGGGCGGCACAGGTGCGGCATCTCTAAACGATGGGTATGTATTACTCGGCTCTGGTACTGGTGCTATTACCCCCCTTAATGTGACGGTTAAGGGGTCTATGTTAGTAGGGGATGGGACTACTGACCCACAGGCTTTAGGTGTAGGAACAAACACCCATGTTCTGACGGCTGATTCAGCACAGACGCTAGGTGTTAAGTGGGCTGCCGCCGCAGGTGGTGGAGATTTTTCAGATGGCGGTGAGGCAGGTGGTGCGGCTAGGACATTGGGAAATACAGACGCTTACTCTCTAGGGTTTGAAACCTCTGATGTCACACGAATCTCTATAGCGGCAACGGGTGAGGTAACTAATACTTCCCAACCTTGTTTTTTGGCTTATAATTCGGCACAAGATAATAATGTAACTGGTGGTGGAACTGAGGCTAGGGTTGATTTTGATACCGAGATTACAGATCAAAACGTAGATTTTTCTGGGGATATATTTACTGCCCCCGTGACTGGAACATATTTTCTTGCCACGACTATTTGGGTTGATGGGCAGACTGCGGCAGAAACATATGGTTATGTTCAGATATACACATCAAATCGTAGTTATTATTTTAACCTAGTCAACCCAAGTCTTGTCCACACGGGGGGGACAATGACGTATAGCGGCTCTAGTTTATGTGACATGGATGCCGCTGATACTTCCTATGTAAATATATATATAGCTAATGGTACAGACATAGTTGACGTAAAAGCATCTTGGACAACATTCTCTGGATTTTTAGTATGTTAGGAGATTTCGCATGGAAATAACAATTAATCTATCAGAGATGGATGTAAAATATTTAGAGAATGATTTATTAGGCATCGATGATTGGTTTCAACAAGCAAAGAAAGGTAAGGTTAATCAATGTAAAAAACGATTTCTCCGTGAGTGGATACCGAAGTTAATGAATTGTCCAAAAATAAAACAATTGCCCGCTTCTGAAGATGGTGTTGTTAATCTCGCCATGAGTCAACCGCAGTATAAAAATAGGAAACAGAGAGAAAAAGACAACCCGTTTAATAAATAATGAGATTTAAAATATGGGAATAAAGATAGAACCTGAAGATTTAGCTACTCAAGGTAGTCTCTCTGGGTCATCTCTAACATTAGAGGGCGGTACATACGATACCACTATAGCAGCAGGGAGTCCTTCGGCTTCCGTGACCTATGTATTGCCTGCCGCAGATGGTTCTAGTGCTCAGGTTCTAGCCACCGATGGTTCAGGTAGTCTTTCTTGGGCTACAGTCGCAGGTGGTGGGGGAAGTGTTGACCACGGTGCATTAACTGGCTTAGCTGATGATGACCATACACACTACCTAAAGGCAGACGGCACTAGGGGAGTCTCAGCTAACTGGGACATAGGTTCGTATTCACTTACCGCACAAACCTTAATTTCTGATGTGGCTATAGGTACCGCACCTATGACCATCACATCTACAACGGTTGTAAGTAATCTTAATGTAGACCAAGTAGACGGGTACGATTTTAACCAAGACCTAAGAACTACAGCCAGTCCTTCGTTGGTTAAGTTGACGGCAACGGGTGGCACTGTAACATTAGGTGCTTCAGCACAGACTGGTACACTTGAAATATACGATGGTTCTGCCCATAAAATATCTATAACCTCACCGAGTATCTCAGCTAATTACACACTCACACTACCGACAACTGACGGTACGGCAAGTCAGTATATAAAGACAGACGGATCTGGTAACTTGAGTTGGGATGACCCTACAGGTTCTATAACTCTACCTGGTTCATCTACCGACCATGCTATTGTACGGTGGGATGGTGCGGGTGGTGCCACTATACAGGACAGTAGCGTAATTGTTGATGATAGTGATAATATAGCATGTCCAGGGACTATGAGGATAACAGGTGCTACCGCTCCGAATCTTACAATAGACTCTGCTAATAATGCAGCGTTATATATCGACAGGGGGGACTCTACAAGCTACACAACTGAGATACGACTACGTACAGCAACAGTAGATAAGTGGAAGTTTGGTACACTTAACTCTAGTGGTGATGAGGATTTAGTATTTCAGTATTATGATGGTTCATGGAATAATACGTTGGTTGCCGACTATGGTACAGGTGATATAACCATAGCTAATGACTTAGCCGTTACTGGTGATGGGACAATTAATGATTTAACTATAAGTACACCGTCTAACATATACGCCTTGAGCCATGATTCCTTTACTGATTTTGTAACTGCGGAACATTATGCTTGGGCTGCTGATGTTGCGGCTACAACTATACATGCTGATAATATATCCTCTGCTTCGATCACTCAACACGAGGGAGATATTACGTTAGATAACTTAGGTACTCCTGATGATAATACAGACCTAAACGTAAGTACATCTAAGCATGGGTTATGTCCTAAGTTAAGTAATAGTGCTACTCAGTATCTAAATGGTACTGGTAGTTATAGTACACCAGCCACAACTGGAATTTATATTAATGTAGAAGATTACGGGTCAGTGCAAGCAGCTATAACAGCAGCGTCTAATGGGGACACTATATACTTTCCAGAAAGTAGCACCACCTACGATGTATCAGCTACGCTATCTCTTTCTGGTAAGAATTATTTAACATTTATGGGGGATAATAAACGTGGTTCTATAATCAGATTTACTGGTTCTGGTAAATTATTTGAAATACCCTCTGGTGGTGATTGGTGGACTTGGGAGAAACTTGGTATGTACGACCAAGTTGGTGGTAGCGGTACTGATGCTATTTATTTTACAAACAATGTTACGAAGTACACCATACGAGATTGTAAAATAGGGTTCGACCAGTACACTGGTTTTACACATGGAATACGCCATGATGGAGTGGATGCCTCATCAGAACACGCTATAATAGAAGCTAACGAGTTTGTGGGTAATACCCATGCTATATATATGGACTATTACGCCAATATTCTTAATATAAATAAAAACAGCATTACATCTGGGACAACTCATGGTGCTAATAGTTTTTATGGAATATATATATACAATAGTTCAGCTACTTTTCCAAGTGCTAATATTAATATTACTGGTAATGCGTTTCAACAACTTGGTGGTGGATACGCAGTTAAGTTATACAGCACCACACATGGCATACGAAATGCTAGATTAACTGGAAACTACTTTGAAAACTGTGTAGCTACAAATGGAACGATAGATTTATATAATTGTTATAGCACATGGATAGAAGGGAATCACCTAGATGGCGGTAGTGCCGCACCAGCAGCCCATGTGTATAGTAATAGCACCTTAAACACAACTGTCGTGGGTAATACATTTATAGACTCCACTAATTTTATTACTAACTCTGGAAATGCGGTACATTGTTGGAATAATACATACAGAATAAGTAATGTATGGCAAACGACCTACTCTCAGATAACTAGTCGTATGAGCGGTACGGTTCATGTTCACGAACCAAGGATGGTTGCGGTAGACGGCGATTCAACACCTGGTTTCTTAGGAGCTTCTTCTGCTGATGGTGTTCTTAGAGTTGATGGTTCTATGTCTTATACAGATAATGGGGATTACATCACACTGGGGGCTACTGGAGGTGGAGGTTCTCCTTTTACAAGTATCGTCATTACGGATGACGTACATAGTATTAAACAAGCTGACGCTAGTAGCTCACTAACTTTCAGTGGTGGAATATACTGGGGGGACGCTTACGGTGGAAGTGTGGGTGTATATGGAAATAGTCATGGAAGCACTCCTGGTAGGATATGGTTGTTAGCGGGTGATGTTGCTGGGAGTCAAATAAGATTCTCTACTCGTGGAAATCTAGCGGCTACCCTAGATGATAGTCAAGCCTTAGCCGTTACTGGTTGTGTGACTGATGGTACTTGTGAAATTATGCTACAGAGAGATGGTTTGTCAGTAATAGAGGATATACTTCACACTGGAAGCGGAACGATGGACAAGCACGGACATGAGCGTATGGACTTAAAAGCCATACATGATAAGTACCCATATCTGATACACAAGAATGATGATGGATACTATGATAAGTTGGGTGCCAAGTCTGATATAACATACGTTGCAGTAAAGCAACTGCATGATAAGATTAAAAATTTAGAAAATAAAATAAAAGCATTAGAAGGAAATAGGAATGACTACACTAGCTAAATTAACTAAACTACCTAAAGAGTTAACATACCAACGCCAGGGTATATATATTATGCCCGTATTTTTACCCGCACTGGGTATCTCTAAGAAGATGTTGGACTACAAGGTAGAGAAGTTAGCAGAGAGGATGAGTAAGCGTAAGTTTGGAAACGCTATACGATTCTTTAGTGCAGGAGTATGGGAACCTCACACTATACCTAATCTACAATTCCCGTTTCTTAAAAACTGGGACGGAGAGTTCGACCTGGAGCAACCCAATCCTGCACACATGGAAACCCTTAAACGAAGGGTACAGTATTTCACAGACCGTCAGATTACAGTCATTCTAACACTTATAGATAACTGTTCTACCCATGTGTCACGCCCAGGGTTCTGGAACGCCCACTGGTGGAACGGTAAGAATAATTGTAACGATACTCGTGCCGAAAAACAGAGTCTCTATCATTGGTATGAACACCTAGACCGTCCAGAAGCAGTAAGCACTGGTAAATACTTGGAACAATACATTAGGAGAATAGTAGGAGAGTTGGATTACAACTCACCGTACATACATTATGAGATATGTAACGAAGGACAGGCAGGGTTTAAGTGGCACAGGATATACGGGAAACTATTAAAAGAACTTGGGGTTAGTAAAAAACGTAGACTAACATCTCTTGATATGTATATGTTCTACAAGAAATTAATCAACATATATTTCTCGTACTCTAAGCACAGTATAGCAGACATAGATGATTTCTGGGAAAGTCACGGTAATTTCTTCAGGCCGTTCACTAAGTGGCTACCCAGTGGTGATGGGGAAAAACTTCCTAGTCCTGCTGTAGTGTTCGCCTTAGTGAAGGAGATACTATATAAGAAACATAAGGGATACGAACTTAACACACACGGTAGGTTTAATGATATGCCGTGGGATCACATGAGGGCTATGCGTAGGGCATGGTTTCAGCACATAGGGTATGATGACTAAATACATTTCTGAATATATTTTACGCTCAGAGTATGAGTGCTCACACTGTCATGCTTTACCGCCTGATATACAGTGGAACCTAGACCACCTGAAGCCTGAGTTACCATACATGTATGCCGAACTCTTTGAGATGTTTGGTAATTTACGCAAGGAATGGGGAAGGGCGATACCTATTAACAGTGGGTACCGTTGCCCTGATTATAATAAACAATTAGTTTCGGCAGGGTACGCATCACCGTTAAGTGTCCACGTTTTTGGGTTAGCAATAGACTGTGAATGTAAGGACGTTAAAGAAGTAACTGATATGTCTAACCTGTTAGAAGAACTACATCCTGAATTACGCATGGGTGTGTATAAGGATACTGCCACGTTTATTCATATAGACAACGGGTTTGTTATTACACCACGGGCATCAAAAAAATGGATAGAAGGGAATAGATGGTACGGTTAATATGGTAGCAACTGCTTCGAGTCCAGAGTATGCCAGGTTGATAAACCCGTCACCGTTATTATCAATTTTCTCACCAGATGATAATAAGATGAAGTTGGTGGCACGGTACTTAATGGAAGGTAGACTAAACCTTTCTGATGAGTACCGCAATTATGACTATGTGTACAGGATGTTATATGCGTACATGCAAGACCCATGTAGTGTGTTCTATGAAGTGGGAAACATGCAGGCACTCTTAGGTATGACAGGTATGGTACCGCATTTTAAGTGTAACGTGATGTTTAAGTTGTTCGATCCTAAACTATGGGGTGTAACATTCGCACGGGAAGTAAAAGATTTCTTTAAACTATTTATGGACGTTATGCACTTAAAGAGATTATCTACTGAGAGTCCCGACCCACGTATAGTCAAGATGGCTATGATAGCGGGGTTTAAATACGAAGGTGATAGACATAACGATTTCTTATGGGACGGTAAATATTATATAAATCACCTATTGGGAATAACGGAAATTACTGAAAGACCCACGAAGTCTGAAAAGAAGAAGAAAAAACGGAGGAAATAATTATGTGCTGTCAAGGTTCTCCTTTAGAAATGCAAAACATGCAGTCACCGCAGGTACAGGGGATGATGAATGTACTTGGGCCTATGATTGCACAGGGGTTAGGGCGTGGTGCGACACCGTTCCCTGGTCAACTATCGGCAGGGGCAAACCCAGGTCAATCTGCCGCTATGAATACCATGATGGGTATGGGTGGTTACGGAGGATATGGACAAGGTGGTGCAGGAGGCGGTGGAGGACAGGGTAATCTAGGCCCATTACGACCACCACAGCAACCTAATGTAGACCCTTACGCACCCACTAGTTACACAAGTGGCGGCCCTGGTAGTAACCCTAATGATATATTTAGTAACGACCCTTGGGGGCCGAGTACACAGTATCCTTTACCTAAAGAGACTACAGATATTATTAGAGACTTACCTGGCGGCCCAGGGAATATGAATTACACATGGCCTGGCGTTGGTAGTACCCCACCCCCTGAGATGCCTGCTGGTAATAGACGGTTCTATAGACCTACGGGTAAAGGGGAATACATAGTACGGCCTGGTGCCGAGGCTGCTTTAGCTGCGTGGGCGGCACAGCAAAAGGGGAAAAAATGATAGACATGAATAAACTATGGCAAGACCCTAACCAGGGTCAGGGTGCGGCTCAACAACAGTTAGGTAACGCTCAACCGTGGACTAAATGGGGTGAGTTGGCTCAACCTAATGTGGGTGATGACCAGTGGTCTAGGTCACCTGCTTGGGGTGCTCATGTAATAAATAGTCCTGAATATGGATGGCAGGATAAACCTACTGTTAATAAACTATACGCTCAGGGTGGGGACTTATCGTCATTGACTCCACAGATGGGTTCTACTTGGCAGGAATATTACGGTGATAGGTTTAGTGGTAAAGAGAGGAGACAGAGACAGGCACAAGGTTTGGGTGTAGGGGCAAGACAACAGCAACCTGCGGCTGATTATAGTCAGTATTTCAATCAGGGACAGCAGCAACAGCCACTACAGCAACCAGTACCCCAAACTGCCGACCAGATGGGTGGTGGAGATAAGGGTAGACCTATGGCCCCACCCCTAGGTGATAACTATGAAAAATGGAAACAAGATTTCTATACTAACGAACAGAGAGCCGACTTAATTGCTAAAGGTGTTCCAGAATCAGAATGGTATCCAACAGGTGGGCCTGGTGGGGGTTCTGACCCAGGGCAACAGGTAGGTATAGAACCTTGGCAGATGGGACAACAACAAGCACAGCAACCATACCCTACTTCTCAACAGGCTAATATCAGGGGGCTAGACGCACAGCAACAGTATCCTAACTACCAACAGCAGGGTGGACAGTTTCAGTACCCACAACAGATGAATACAGCCTCGGATGTTATGACTAATTTCGCACAGGGTGCACCTACACAGATGCCGTGGCAATGGGGTCAAGGTAGTAATGTAGCTAATCAGATGGCACAGACTGGTATGCCCACATCGTTTGAACCTGCATATCAGGCATCTAAGGGAGTGGTACAGCAGGACATAGTAGATTCTATTAAGCAGGCAGGTGAACAGGCAGGTGTGGAAGGGCTAAGATACTCAACGGTACACGACCAAGCGAGTAAACGTATAGCCGCAGAGAAGATGGGACAACTAGGTGCTCAGTGGACAGGTCAGGAACTAGGAGCACAGGAGTCTGCACGGGGACGACAGATGCAGGCTTTGCCACAGATGTATCAGTTCGGTGCAGGCGGTGCAGGACTAACAGAGTCGGCAAAGGATAGAGGACTAAGTGCGGCAGGTGGACTTGCAGGACTGGGACAGCAGTACGCTAATCTACCTATGGACTGGTCACAGAGGATGATGGGTATGGGTTCACAGATGTATGGGCAAGACCAGTCAGCCCTTAATAGACAGTACCAGGATTACATGAGGATGTCACCTGAGAATAATCCGTATATGAATTACGGTATGCAGTTCGGACAACAGCCTAGTCAGATGGGGTATCAGCAGTATCAACCTAGTCTATTTGGACAACTCCTTGGCTTAGGTGGAACTGCGGCTGCGGGTGCGGCAGGTTTAGGTTGGAGTCCATTCGGATAAGGAGGTTAATATGTCTTTCTATAATCCATATTCAAGCTCACCTGACTATGCAGGTGGGGTACAGGATTTAATATACCAGTTCATGCAGATGATGATGATGAAAAAGATGATGGGGCAGCAGGGACAACAAGGACAGCAGATGGGACCGACTCAGATGGGTGCACCTAGATTCGGTTCACAGTGGAATCAGCAACTACCCCAAGCACCTATGGGGTTAACACAATCACCATACCAGGGGAGGTAATGATGCCATATGGAGCAGGAGCAGGAAGATATTATGGGGGGAGTACAGATCCAGGTCAGTATTTTACACAAAAAGAGCAGGGTCGTGACCAGAAGTTTCAGCAGTTGTTGAATATGGTTATGACAATGAAACAGATGGGGGATAAACAGAAGTGGCAGGAAAAAGAATATCAATTAGCACAAGACCAGTTGCGTTCACAAGACGAGTACCGTAAAGCACAGATTGAAAAAATGCAAGAACCTCCAGTACCACCAAAACCGTCAACCTATCGGGAAAAATATGACGAAGGAATACGACTGGGATTTTCACCACGTAAATCACATAACAGAGCTACTGGCTTCAAGCCTACCACACCTCCAAAAACACCTGGGGAAATAGAGACTGAAGCAGAGGCCCGAGCCAGGGGTGCGGGTACAGGTAAGTTTTCCCCAACGACAGGAAAACAACGACCAAAGGATGTGTCATTCGCTAATAAAGTAGTATCTAGACTAGATGCAGAGATACGTTCCCGTGAGACTAAGATTAATAACTACCTAGCAAAGAAAGACCCTTTAGATAATGTAGTCCTTTCACGATTACAGATTATGCGTAATAGGGCATCTGAAATATCTGGTGAATTACTTGAAGGTAGTATAGATAGGGATATTCGTAAAGAATTAGTTGGAATCAACTCGAAGTTTGGTAAGATAGCCAAGGATACCAACTTAGAATTATCTAATTATGTAAAACGAATAGTGAGTGAACAATGGATTAACCCCCAGACAGAGAAACTGTACACACAAGAGGAAGCAAGGCAAGAGGCTATGAAAATTATTTCAAACCAATGATACAAGAAGAAGATTATCTTACATCTCATATGGAATCTATTGGTGCGGTTCGTAAAAAAGACTCACTAAATATTCCAGACCCCACACCTGAAACTATGGCTGACCCACTAGAGAACCACTTGCGTTCCATCGGTTCATTAAGAGAGAAGGAGAAACCAAGGGGGTTGCCCTATGGTGAGATAGCAAAGGATACACTTGCTGATGTAGCCAGGAAGTTGACAACTCCTCTAAAACAAGCAGGCGAGCACATTGTTGGATTGGGCGAGGCGGGAGTCAGTGCTATGAGTGGACTTGCCTCGTTCCCAGTTTCTTGGGCTGGTGGATTAGGTGCTAAAACTTTTGGTGGTAAGTCGTGGCAAGAGGCAAGGGACATATCGCAAAACATCTCTCAATTCATGACCCACGAACCAACTACTGAAAAAGGAAAGGTGTACACAGATATAGCCATGTCACCATTCGCAGCGTTAGGATGGTTAACTGAGAAGGGTACTGAAAAAATGGCAGAGGGTGACCCTGAAACCCAGGCCATGCTTACATTCGCTTCAGAGGCGGCACTTCTAACTTTACTACCTCACTTAAAAGGTGGGGCTAAGAAGGCTATCCAACGCACAGTCGAACAAGGAAAGGCAATACCATCTAAACTGTTTAAAAAATTGGCTGAGAAATCAGAAGCCCCACCACCGATGAAGCAGCAAATTCAGCAGATACCTGATACGGTTGTTATTAAAACACAGGCTAAACCTAAAACAATACCAGAAAAATTACCCACTAAAGTAAAACCCCCTGTCAAACAACCACTAACAGAAACAGAACAAATAAAGGCATACGAGAAGTCAGGGAAGGTAGAGAAGGTTAAGGCAGGAGAGTTCTCCGAGCAATATAAAAAGGGAATAGAGAAAGATGTTAAGGGTATCAAGGAAAGTCTTAAGAAAGCAGAGGAGTTTGAGGTTGCGGGAGACTTACAGAAAACAACAGCCCCAGAACTGAAGGAATATTACACTGGCCCACCCGCCACGAAAGCGATCAAAGCTGTAGGTGAAAAGATAATAGATGGGTTACAGGTAGAACCTCGGTTTAAGAGGATAGATGCCCCCAAGACAGGTCAATCCTTTAAACTGTATCACCCCACTAGGTCTACGGAATTAAAGCGAGGTTCCCATTTTATAAAACAAGTAGAACAATCTAAGTTGAAACCCAAGGACTATGAAACCTTAACCTATACAGCGTCTACACCAACAAAGCTTGCTAAGATGATTCCAACAGAACGGCAAAAACTCTTAGAACCACAAAGAAAAGTTAGGGAGTTTTTTGATTATTACAAACAGGAACTAAAGAAAAGAGATGTACCTGCTGAATGGCCTGCAAGTCAACTGAAAGACCTGGAGTCTATGAGACTTTCCCAGATGAAACGCTTAGGCAAGAAGGATGTTTCTAAAACAGATGCCATTAAAATTAAACAAGACCTTCAAGATATTAATACGGCTATTAACTTTATTAAAAAGTCAGATCTACAGTATGTTCATATTCCTAGAACGTGGATGGAAGATTTGTGGCAGAGTAGACCAGAAGATTCACACATATTAATCAGCCAGTTTTTTAAGAACAGAAAAACATACGACATAGAATCACTGGCTAAGTACCTATTGGAAAAGAAGGTTATCAAACCTGCTGATGTGGACATTAGGAATGTCATGGCTGCCTATAGTCATAAGGTGGGGCACAAGTTAGCAATAGCTGATATAATCCAAAGTGCTAAACAAGAGGGTTTAGTGAAGCTGTCTGAAGGTGCACCTAAAGATTTTCAGGGGTTACCATCTCGATATTTCCCTACCCTAAAAAAGTATAAGGCACACCCTGTGTTTGTAGACTACTTTGAAAAAAATCTATCTAGGAGAAAATTCGGTCTTGGACTAGGTAAGGGCGGGGCAGTATTGGGTGGCATAAAGATGATGCAGTTTTATAACCCCCTGTTTTTGCCCGCCTATGACATAAAGCAAGCATGGTGGTCTGGGTCTGTACGAAGCCTCAAGACACCCAAAGCTATCTTTAGGGCAGCAAAGTCCATGAAGAATAGGGACATGGACTACTGGGAAGCGAGTGCTAACGGGGCGTTTTCTACTCCATTTACACCTGGGTTCAACAGTTATGCCAAGCAAATAAAGGGTATGATTGATGGCAATAAATTCTTAAAGCGACTTAAAAAGTATGGGGTTAATCCTTATCACTTATCCTGGGACTTAGCATGGTATGGAGATAACTTCATCCGTATGATTACCCACCACTATTATCGTATGAAAGATTTTGCTCCCCGTGAGGCCGCACAGCTTACAGCTAAGATGCACGGTGACTATGCCTCTATCCCACCAAAGACCCGTAAATGGATGAATAAGATATTCTTCACTCCGTCATTTAAGATTGCGATGGCTTCCGCACAGGCTGAGATGGTATCTAGTACAGGGAAAATGATACTCAAGGCAGGTAAGGTATCCCCACACTCTAAGGCTATGTCTAAAGCATTAGTAGGGTTGGCTAGTGGTATATTATTACGTCATATTACTCTATCTAAATTAGGTTTCAAGCAAGACCAATTTGGCTTAAAGTATAAAAAGACTGTTACTATAGAAGGTGAGGAAAAGGAACTTGTGCTACATACAGCATCCCCTGATAATATCTATCTACGATTTTATCACAGATTCAAGGGGATACCCACGGAGGAAGATAAAATAGGTGCTTTCCTTGATCGTGCTAAGTGGGAGTTACACCCTGCTTGGCAATTAGCACACGAAATTTCAGGCAATAAGTCAGTAGAGTTTACGGCTATCTATAATCCGTTTGACTCTAAAGCTGAGATTGCTAAAGATGTAGTTAAATATTCAGCCACCCGTATCGTGGGGGTATTGCGGGAATTTGAAGGCATGGGGCAGACAGAAAAGAGAGCAGCCTCATATAAGGCACTACAGAAGGACGTTGGTAAAATAGGTGGGAGTATATTACGTTGGTTTTCTTTACCGTACACTCGGTCGCCCGAAGAAAGGCGGGTAGGATATGAGATACGGGAACTCCAATCACTTTTTAAATACATGGCTGGTCAAGCACCACCAAGGAATGACAAGGAAGCCAATGAGCGTATCGATGTATTCCAGAAGAAAGTTAAGGAAATAATAGGTAGGTTAGAGAAAAAATGATTAAAGCATGGCAGGCGTTTCTCATTAGCTTAGGTATTGTTACAGTACTCGGCTTTATTAAGTCATGTTTTGTGACAGAGTACCCGCTAGATTTAGTTGCCGTGGGTTGTGTCGTACCTATAACTATAGCATACTTAACTAAACGTGCTACCATGCACCATAAGTCATTCAACTCTCCCCCCAAAGAACGGGGTGACTCCAATGATTAGTCTAAATAAGAAGTGGTGTTAACATGATTCCAACATCCATACCTTATCTAATGATGATGAGGATGCTTAGACGGCAAATTCCACAGGGACAACCCACTCTGAGTCAGGGGACAGCGTTCCCTGGTGGCTTACATGAGGGAAAAAAGATATGGAGGAATCCTGCTGGGGAAGGATGGCAAAGGGAAGTCGGACAAGGCCCAGGCACTCGTTGGGATGAACTCCCATATGAAACACAACTTAACGATTTACGATCCCTTACAATTTGGGGTCAGGGAGGTACGTCAGAGGGAGACTCTTGGGACCCCAGGTCTATAGAGGCTGCGAGGGGTATTGTCGGTTCGGATAAGGACGTAACCTCTGACCATATTCAACGCTTCAAGGATTACATGGGGTCATCTGGTAACTGGACCTACATGGCACAGCATCCAGGAAAGAAAGCCTTCACACCAGAATTAAAACAATCTATTGACTGGGAAAGCATACAAAGACTAGCACCCTTACTAGGGATGATAAAATGATTAAACGGTACGGGGCATACGTCATCGTTAGTATAGTCTTATTGGCTCTACTTTGGTCAGGGTATGAGGCGTGTAATATACATGACGGGTACAGCGAACTTAAAGGTAAGTACGATGCTTTACTTATCATCGCTGCCAAACGAAAGTCGGATGCTGAGATAATAATAACCGCCCAGAACGATTACATTAAACAATTAAGTGAGACTATAAAGGGTGCGTTAAAGGTTATCGGTGACAAGAACTCTGAGTTAGAGTCAAAGGATGCTGATATAATAGAGGTTACCGAGGCTTATAACCTGTTAGAATCGGACACAGAGAGAGTAGACAACCTGTTAAGTCAAGTTAACTTGTGGAAGGAAAAGTTTACACTAGCTGAAGTGATAATAGCAGAGCAGGATAGTGTTATTTTTAGCCTTAATGAGAAATACAATGCACAACTAAAGATAACCGTAGAGTATCAAGACCTGTATGTAAACGAACAACAACTGCATGCACTCTGCATACAAAGACTAGGAATTGCAGAGAAGAAATTATCGGGACAGAAGTTTATAAGTAGTGTTAAGTCTATTATAGTCCTCGGACTTGGTGGAGTTATAGCCGTACAGGTAATAAAGTGAGTCATAAACCAACACATTGTCCTGACTGTGGGACTAAACTAATAGCTAAGTGTACTCACACTGGGTGTAATGCCCATGTGGATGTGTACTCACGGATAGTAGGGTACTTACGCCCCGTATCTACGTGGAATGACGGCAAGAAACAGGAGTGGTCGGAACGTAAAGAATTTAACATAAAGGAAGAAAGGGAATGACAATGAAAGACTGTGAGGAAGGACAACAAGTTAAATGTGAACATCGCTTAACGGCACTAGAGACTTTGATTCAAAGGGTAGTTAGCAACGACTTACCACACATACAGAGGTGGATAATCGGTGTTGAGGCAACTGTTATCCTCGGTATGCTAGGGTACGCACTAAAGATGTTCTTCTTAGGAACCTGATATGACAGAGAAGATTGAGAAATTAGCAAAGGTTAAAGCTATAGTAGCGTTCCGTGAGAAACACTTTAAAACTGAGATGGAAACCAATCTAAAGGTAGCGCAGTCCGTACGTGACAGTAAAACCGCCAAAGATAAAGACAGGATAGATGCCATTAAAACTATCGCCCGTATGGTTGGTGGATTACAGCCCGAACGAGCAACCACCCAAGCTCCCACTAAAGGGGAACAACAGGCTACTAGAGAACTAACTACCGATGAGAACAAAAGACTGGATGAACTTCTGAATGGCAAGCATTGAATTTCTTAGAGCATTATGTGACCGTTCCTTCTTCCACTTCGTTAAGCTAGTAGGTGGATTTGTAGAACAGGGCGGGTGTATCTCTGAGCACATACATAAACCCCTCTGTGACTTCTTCCAAGACCAAACCATAAAACGCAAAGCAATCTTTGAACCCCGTAACTGGCTGAAGTCTACCGTGTTTACCGAGTGGGGGACTGTGTGGAATTACCTACAGAACAACAACGTCCGCACATTAATAGCCTCACAGAACGAGGACATAGCCTGTAGGTTTCAGTGGTTTATCCAACACCAGGTACTTAACAACACAGTCCTTCGTAAACTCTACCCTGAACTCCAGGTACTAGACCAGGCGTACACTAAGAGAAACAGGTGGTCACAGAAGTACGCTGACCTCCCCCGTGGCATACCTTACAAGGAAGCATCTATCACATCTATAGGTGTGGGTGGTGCGGCACAGTCAGGTCATTATGATTTCTTATTCATTGATGATCCAGTGGGGCAGAAACACATTGACTCACCAGTAGAACTAGAGAGAGTTATGCGGTGGCACGATAACACTAAGGAACTATTAGATAACCCTAACTATATGTCACCAGATGGTTCAACTATACAGTTAATCTGTACGTTCTGGGGGCCAGGGGACTACGGTACATACGTCCTGGAGAAGTACCCTGAGTTCAAATGGATGATAGTACCGTGCCTTAAAGACGAGGCACTAGAGGACACAGATAATGTTAAGTGGTTACAAGACCCCGATGCTAACCACATGGAATCCAACTGGGAGGGTGCACCTGGAGGTAAGAGTACAACTAAGTATTACCTGGACATGATGGCTAACCCTGAACAGGATGCTATCTTCTGGGCACAACATATGAACAATCCCAAACGTGCATCGGGATTAAATAAGTTTGACTACGCCTGGTTAAAGTTCTACCACCTTGAAGAGAGGGATGAAGGGTACTGTCTAGTGTGTAATGATGACGAAGAAGTGTTCGTGTTGAAAGACATTCCGTTGTATGGAATGATAGACCCTGGAGGGTTTGCTGAGACTAAACTATCGAAGGCGGGATCTCGTAATGCTATTTTAATCGGAGGTCAGCCCCAAAATTCGCTAAAAAAATTCGTAACATATACGTGGGCAGGAAAACTTAAAGCACCCGAACATTTCTTAGACCAGGTGTTTAAAGCTCATAAGCAGCAGAACCCACGGATGTGGCGTATTGAGACAGTCGGGGCACAGCAGTACATATATAAAGACATAGTAGAGGCACGAAGGAAGCGTGGGATAGCCCTACCTATCTCGCCCATGCCCCCTGATGTAAGGAAGGGTTGTAAGGATGATGACATACAGGCTGTTATTAATCCCATGTTTAATGGTGAGATATATATCCATAGTGCTATGAAGGAGTTGATAGGTGAGGTTAAGAATTACCCGCATGGGTTGACTGTGGACTTGATAGATATGTTGGGAAAGATTAATAAACTGTACTGGTCTAGGAAGAAGCGTGAGGAAACAAGTACTTCTAATGAGGATATGTACTACGAGATAATACGTGGCAGAAATGCTGTTACTGGGTACTAGACCCCTTGAATTTTTTAATAATCCAATCCCAAATAACCTCAGGATACCTAATATACCGATAAACAACAATTCTGCTTGATTCTATAGTCTTAACCGTATATAAGTGTTTATCACCAACAGAAATTCTAATCCTATCCCCTACATTAAGACTCAAATCCAAATATGAATCAATAGACTCAAATAAATTATAAACCTTTACATCTTTCCTCATTCTTATACTCCAAACTTTTTAATATCTTGTTCCAGTTTATCGGAATCGCTTAAAAGATTAGACTGTTCCCCACTGTGTAGTTTATGTATCATTGAAAGTACCTCCCGTAAATCCTCTATAATATCAAACGGTAATGTAAACCCTACCTGGTACCGCCCCTTCTTACGTTCAAACTCACGGATCTTCTGTTGCTGGAACTCTATTAGTCCCTTCTTCTTTTTAAACACACGCTGTATGCGTACCTTCTCCCACTGAGGACGGTAGGTGACGAAAAAATGGGGTACCTTATCGTCAGGTACTAGCCACCCCTTGTTACCACCTATAGTCTTTTCCTTCATTTAACTATCCCTATAGTCTTTTCTTTCATTCTTCCTCCCATTTCCCGCCGTCCCATATCTTATTGTGCTTTTCGTACATATAGAAAGCTAACCATAGCTGTTCATACGAGGTCAACAACACCTCGGGATGTATTTCATCTATGGCATACGGAAAGTGCTTTTCTATCCAATATGATATATTACAAAAACTACACCACCAACTTCCCTGAACCATCTCCTGAATCTGGTCTTGGCGGGGTATCCAAAGGTCACGCTCTTGTAATACCCAATTACTAGCAATTTCCCACACTTCAACAACCTTACCGTTAAAAATATAATCCCCAGTACGAACCCCACGGCTGTAATGTTCAGCCTGTACCTCTTCACAATTACACATCTTGATATATTCTTTACTGGTGTCCATTTGTCCTCCAGAAATACGAGAAATTTTTTGAAAGCATTAAAATCTAAAACATAACCTTATGCTTTTCCATCTTCCACGGATTAAGCCATACGTGCAATATGGGTTTCCGAAATAGCCGTTTCCTAAAAGATAGTCCAATATATGGTTCATCCTCTTTGTCGGGGGCATTTAGATACAGCCAGTCCCCGTCATTTATAACCTTAGTATAATTGTCCTCTATAGAACGTATCCGTAATTCTATCTTTGGGACATACGGTTTAATCATTTTCCCTCCATATATTCCTTTTCACACTTTTGATGTATAAAAATATACCCATTAAGTTTCTTCAGAACCAAACAGTCCCCCCTTTCTATCTTCTTACCACAATGTTCACAGGTCAGTATAGTCACTCTTCTTTCTCCGAAAGTATATCCTCTATATTCGGCAGGGACTTATTGATACTAGCCGAGAACCTACCACCGTGTCGCATACGTTCTACCTTGACTAGGTATTTAAGTAATCTCTTTACATCTTTGAGTTCACTTAGTACTTTTTCGTTCATTTCTGACTCCTTACATAAAAAGTCCGTGACCACCCATTTTTAGGCCATTTCACAACAGTTAAACCCTTTATTTGCAACACCGATTGTTCACCCAAAAACACCTACCCTTACCCACTTCATTCATTTTAAAGGGACACCCTTCCTATTTACTAATTTTATAAACTCTAAAGCCTTTTGATTCAGTGGCTTAACCCCCTGTTCCATTCGTGTCACGTATGTATGCCCTAATTCAAGGTAATCGGCTAACTGACGCAAGCTCCAGCCACGTGATTTACGTGCACTTTCCAGTTCCTTGCTAAGATTTATGCGTTCCTTCTTTGTTCTTCTGCGTGTGGATGCTAGAGCATAATGTGTAGAGTCTACTATTTTGATCCCCGTTTCTTCTTCTAGGTTACGCACGTATAAAACCATACGTAGAGTACAGTGCCCACACACAACTCTCCTTGCAGGATCTAGGTTACCCTTTACTTCTTCGCTACAGTACATACAGTGTATCATTTTATTTACTGGCGGATTTTATATCGCCGTAGCTTTATATTTAATCACAATTGTATCACCAGTAATAAGCGTTATCGGTTTATCGAACTTAAACCTGATAACTTGTTCATTCCCACCACCAAATATACACAACCCTTCAAGCGTGTGAAGTGCTGGAATTGTACGATTTGGGACTTTAATCTTATGGGTTTTAGGCTTGCGTAACGGAAAGAGGAACGCAGCAAATCCAGCCATTGTAGAATTTTGAATAAAACTACGTCTATTCATTATTTACTCCTTTGTGTTAATATTTCTTCATTTGTCATTTTACCCCCCTTATTTTGCAACCTTTCCTTAATTTCTTTTGTAGCTTGTTCCAGAAGAGGATCCCACCCAATTTCTGACTTATATACCTCTACAAGCTTATCTAAATAAATAGTTAATTCACATAAACCCATTTTTAATGTTTCACTTATTTCTTACTCCTTCATTTAGTGAATAATGAGTACACCGTGCCATCATAGCATCCAAATGGTCGGCTGCGTCGGCAAGGCGAATATACGCCCGCTGCCAATAGAAATTGAGTCCTTCAATATCAGCCATTTGAACAGCCCTAGTTTTAAGTTCTTGTAGTTCTTCTCTGGTAAAACCATCTCTTGGTTCCTTTTGCATGTCATCCCTCCTTATAAATGTTTCTTATTTCTTACTCCTTTTTTTATTTAAACTTCCTGCAACCCTGATGCTCAAAGGTTAATAGCCCACATCTGCGAGCCAATGGATTGCAACACACTCCCCAATCTGTTCCGTATTCATGTTCTAGTGGAATATTAAACTGACATCCTGCCGAACAGTCCGAACCCCAATTAGGCGTTTCCCTGTCGTCGTTACCAAATGGAGTATAATCAGTAGCAAATCTTTTCACGATAGACAATAGATGTTTGTGAGTTATCTTTCCCTTATTCATTTTTAACTCCTTTTTTAGTGCGATAGACCTTGAGGTATTCAGGGTGGCTTAATTCCATTGTTGTTACACCCATTTCTTACTCCTTGCTTTCACCTTCGTCTAAGGTCACAATCAATAACAATTGCCCGTTCCATAAACGGATGCTCATCCACGCCCGTCCGACTACTTCTTTGCCACACGGCTTCCTTGTTCAAGTGATGAAACAACGCATTAACCTCTTGCTCTAATTTAATGAGCCTTTCTTCTGTTGTCATAATTTCCTCCTAAATTAAATTATTCATCTAAATATTTAATATTCTTAACACACGGACGGGGGATAGTAGTTATGTCCATGTAGTTACCGTCCTCACTTATACCCGTTGTTAGTGCTATGCGTTCTTTATTGTCCCCGACTAGGTAGCCTATGGTACGTATGGTGAAGGCACTCTTTAACATCTCCTGCATTTCTTCCTGTGTCCTCCATCCCCCCTTGCCCTGGGTATCTTCCCACGTCACTTCCACTGGTCTATTAAGCTGTGGAGGTTGGTTTTCTACGGCTTTACGCAAATCATCGACTGTGGTTTCGTCCCACTCAGTAGTTATCTTAGTTGTTTTACTCATACTTTATCCTTCTTAAATAATGATTGGTCTATAGCCAATGGTTCATATATGGATACGAATACTTTTAACGCCCAAATAAAATCTTTGCTTACCTCCCCTCGTGTGTACCATTGAATTTTACTCAGTATTTCATGTTCACCCTTTGTGATACTGCCCGTTAAATCTTTAAGGTACTTATCGAACTGATTTTTGGTGAATAGATGGTGAGCCTGTATTACTTTAGTCATGATTTACTCCTTATCCAGGTGGTGTTCCTGTATCTTTAAAGGTTTACCCGTTTTTCCGTGGGTACGGTGGCAGATGCCACATTCTTTACATTCCTTGGTCAAGGCTTACTCCTTCTGTAAATTCAGCGTAAGTTTTCTCCTCCAACTTCGCCCTGATTTGCTGATAGGCCTGCTCGTCATTGTCTCTCCACGTTAAACGGTAACGAGATTTCCATGTTATACCATCAAACCACACAACCAACTCATCCCTTGAAAGCTGTTTCTCGCTCATGGCTTACTCCTTTATAATTTCCAGTAGAAAAATCAAAGCATATAACCGACTGTTTAGTACCTTCATCACCTAATAATATCATACAATCATTAACACACTTTATACACAGAGGCTGATGCCCACGTACCCACCCACCAGGAATGAACTCATCTAACCTTGGGGCGGTACCCATACACATCTGTTTTTGCGGTAACCTGGAGATAGACTCTTGCTCCGTCATATACTTCCACGACCACCATCTACCGTGTTGTTTAGTATTCATGCTGTTATCCTCCATGATTTCATGTAACCGCCGTATTTTGGGTTATATCCACATTGGAATACTTCGCCATCATCAATAGAATTAAATGTTGGAGACGGTGTAAGAGTTCTAATTACTTTCAATCGGTACCCTTCCCAATCTTTTTTAGAAAGATTTTTTACTAAATAAACTTCTGCAAGCCATCCTTCTTCGTAGTATTTCATTTTTTCCTCCCTTCTGGGGTGTATAACTTTCCGTTCCACCAAAATTGTCCCCGAATTATTATAGGATTATAAAAGGTAAAGTGTCCGCTTCCAGAGAAGTAAAACACACCGAACGCATTAACCCATTGGTTAGGTCTATTTCGACCATAGAAGGGGCGAAGCTCACATAGTGAACCAACATTATAACCGATTATAGGGTTCTGTTCATAGTTGTGTTTAGAGAAAACCTGAACCGAATGTGTGTGACCATAAAAAATATTATCCCCAACGACCTCTACGGTTTTGGCACTATGATATTTATTTGTATAAAGTCCGTGAAAAAACCTAGCGTGACCTACTTTGTAGATGACGTTTTCTTTTATTACTTTATACCCACGTTCTTTGAGCTTTAAGTTTTGTTCAATACTAACTAAACCCTCGACACTTGGATTTCTTTCAACCCATCGTGCAAATCGTATTTCGTGGTTCCCTTCTTGGAATATCTTATCTCCCTTAGTAAACTTATCCACTCTATCCAGGACTTCATTTCCATAATCGAAGTCATGTTTCAACCTACGCCCCTCACGAAGTAACGGTTTATCTTTTGTATGCTCTGAGATCTCATCAAAATTCATGATATCACCACCAAGTATGGTGATGTCAGGTTTGAAGTCCTCGCAGAAATTAAGTGCAGTATCCAAGCACGGTGCAGTAGCAGGTTCCCATCCAGTACGGGTAGGCAAAGTCTCTAAGTGAAGGTCTGTTAGGAATACTAATTTTAAACCATCAAATAGTTTCATGTTTTCTCCACCTCATGCCCTAGCTCGGTGAGCATACGTATTATAAGTTCTTCCATATCTTCGCTATCCCAATAGTTCATCTCCGATAGTTCTAATGCCCATTTATCCACACTATCCCTAGACACAGGCTTCTGCTTTAGTAGCTTCTCACTCATGGTTTACTCCTCCTGGGGTGTAGGTCTAAATACTTTACGTTCTATCTCTGCTAGTCCTTCCTTATATTTCTTTTCCAGGCGTATAACCTCTTCCCCGAGTTGTTCGACCTCTTTCTCTAGTCTAGCTATGCAACCCTGACAATAATACTCACCACCTGGGTCTACATCTTCCATACATTTATCACAATATACTTTTATCATTTTTTACTCCTCTTATCGTCAAGTACTACTTGACGGTATGCTCCCTTGATACTCCGTATTATCCAATCCAAGTGCATATCATTAGCAAAGTATTGGACATCGGTTTCCAAGTCATCGTTTGTCCCTGCCCTGGACTTGGTTACCACCCTATCTTCGGTGATTGTTATATGTGCATATTCTCTCATTATTTATTCCCCTTATCCTCCTTTTCCAAGAAATCTCTAGAGTTTATAGGCTTGCATCGCTCGTAGCATTTGCAACAGATGTGTTCTTTAATTCCATTATCGACATATTGAATATAGCGAAGATCTGCTTCAATCTTAGCCCCACAGCAATCGCTTACCTTAATCATTGGTATACTGCCGTAACGTAATCACGAGGCCACGGTAGATTAAATTTTCTAAGTTTCCTCATCTTTTCCCCCATGCGTCAGACGCTAATTTTTCATCCTCTGGTCTGTACCACCCCGTCTGAGGCATAAACTTCCAACCCCCGACCAGTTTATATTTCAATATCTTACCCGTAGCATTATCATCATCATGCCTCCTATCTTTACACTTTAAGATTTTTGCCGTACCAGCTTCGATACTTAAATACAATCTAGGTATCTTCATACCAAACTCCAGTCCATATCCCATGTCCTGATTAAACTTCTTCTGTAATCCAATCAGGCATATACCCTTGCCCTCTTTTATTTTATTATATATCTCTCTTATATACAAGCCAATCTTAAACATTTCGTTATTCAGATCTATATAATCTATTACACTCACAGCATCAGGATCTATAACATGAGCAAAGTTATGATCGTGCGAGTACACCTTAAAGTCCCAATCTTCAATCTTCATGTCCTCATGCTTAGATAACCTGTTCTTAATATCAGCTTCCATCTCCTCACTCTTGTAGAGGTTAATCTTATGTTTAGCCTGGTTGCGTTTAATAAAGTCGTAGAAGAAAGCTGTTTTCCCAGCATCGGGAGTACCAGTTACCAGGAAGATATTTTTTCTATAAGTGGTGAAGAACTCTCCAATACCTAGAGGCCAGTCTATGTCCATCGGTTTAACTATAGCACCCTTCCAGTCTAGTTCAAGCAGGTCGTCCTCTACACGCCTATAGATACCATTCTTCTCATAATGACGCTCTATTCTCTTAGCCCTTATCTCTCTCAGCAGCACAGTTACAGCGTGTTTTTTATCCTTCCTCGTAGCCAAATGTAGTCCGGTATATAAATCTAGAGTCGTAAAGTAGCCGTTTGTGGTCAGTATCCACTCCCTAATTTCTTTAGTCAGATTCTTTGAATCCTGTCCAAAGTTCTCACGGGCAATAGAGATTACCCTGTTAACCTTCCATTTGTCGTTCTTTTCTTCACTAAGGACGGCTTGGACTTGCATCAGAAACTTCCAGTTTTCAAGCAAAGTGACAACCCTCCCTATATATATACGATCTCTTATTCTTATAAGAATCTATTAAGATATATAAGAAGAAGAATAAGAAGGAGAGTGTATATAGACACTCTCTAAGAGAAGAGAAAGAAAACAACACAGACACCAATATGCCAGGCGTGCTCATTTTTTACCCTCATAGAAGTAGTCAAAGATATTAACCTTATTCTCCCATAGCCAGTCTTTCTCTCTGTGCTCGGTTTCGTTATGACACTCAGGACAGACTGGTAACCACTTGTATTTAAGTTCCTCTTTTGTTAATCGCCTACGCCTAAGTGGGAAGTGGTGCTTAACTGCTTTTCGGTTAGGGTGATTGACGCACACAAGTTCTCCCTCTAACTGGTTAGAATCACGGGGACTCATAGGTTCTTTACCCTCTAATTGCCGTACCTCATTGATAGTATCACTTACCGACCACTCAGTAGCGTAGTGTAATAACCCCTCGAATTCACCAACCTGACTAATCTCATTCGGGTGCTTTTTGAGGTATGGTAGGAGTATTTGTAACTTTCTTCTGCCCAATGTAGCTAGTTCCTCTATTGGTAGTTGGTGTTCTTCTACAAAAAACGAGTACAGTCCCATAGCATCTCTAGCTGATGAGTACGGCATTTCGATAGATCCTAGAAACTCCTTCCAGTGTTCACAGTCCAGGTACTTCCACAGTTTTTGAACATACACTAAATTTAGACACATCCCTACTTCAAGGATATTCTTGGTAGCCTCTTGTCTACAGTTGACTAATCTGTCGACTACCTGCCGCGCCATATCTATCTTGGCTTTGTTTTTAGGTTCTTTAAAGGCTTGTATTTTAGTCATTTATATTTTTACTCTTGCCCAAACCAATAAATAGCGAGTGCCCCGCATGTAATAGCACATACCCCATGAACAATCGCTAGCATGTAGTTCCTGGTCACAATATCTGCCACCAGAGCAAATATATTGACAATCGCTACCACAAAACCACACCAAAACATGAATTTTGTATTCATTTAATCCTCCCTATTCTTCTCTACTAAATCTGATTATAACATCAACGACATATCCTATAGATTTATCGCCTAGTTGATACCAAAACTCGTCACAGATAATACGTTCTATCAATTCTCTTTCCCCTTCCGTGTACTTCTCTGTATTATTTGTATTAACTTCCATTTTCCATGTATTCCTCATACTGGGGACAGAATTTATTGACGGCACAATACTCGGTACACCTTAGAGGTACGCCCTTCTTGCTAATCCACATTTCAGACGTTAAGCACGGCCTTGGATTATTGTCGTTATCCATACAGTCGGTTAAATGTCCCAATCGCTTCTTAACTAGGTTATCTACGTCATCATCGGCTATTAGAGGCACGGTTAGGTTCATAGTAGGGTGTATACCCTTCTCTGCCATATTACGGGCATAATCTTTGACCAGGCAATACATCTTCATTTTAGCTGTGGGATACTTAAATCGGCGGTAAATGTTAATTTGCCAGTGGTATGTAGTATCAGCCTTATCCCATCCCTTTTCCATTATGTATTTGAGAGTGTAGTAATACTTAGTTGTTTTGAAGTCATACAATATGTTTCTATCTACATCGTACAAATCGGGGGTACCAGTTAAGTACACACCATCCAGCACCTCTTCTTCAAAGTAGTTTTCCTCCTCGAATAGGAAAATGTGCCCAGAAAAATGAGTTGGTGAATCTAAAAAGACACGGGTCATGTTGTGACCTAGCCTACCTTTTGTGTCTTCAATTAGTTTATGCCACGCTGTACCGAAAGTAGCAAACATCAAGTCATCTGGTAGCATATAATAATCGTGGGTACGTTTAAGAATAGCTATTTGTGGAGGCTGTAGCATCTCAGTAGTTGACCAACTATTAGGGAAGAATACCCTGCCATCTTCTAGAGACATGAGCACAGGTAGAGGGTGACAGCGTTCCTTGCACGGAGGGGAATTAAAGCACAAATCAAAAGTAACCTCTAAACCATTAGGACAGATTAATCCTTTTAAGGCCATTTTTTTTTCTCCTTATAGGAGTCTCTAATATCCCTAAAACAATTCATAAGACCCCGTATTTGCTTTTCGAGTGTTTCTATTCTATTTTGTTGTGCTTCACAAATTTTATTTAGATCAGAAAACAGTTCCATTAGTATATCATCTTTCACGGCACTACTCCCAAGACCCTATCTCTATGTACTGTGCGAATGAATTAGCTAGTTCAGCTATTTCTTTACACCCAAACTTTTTACCCTGGTTTATCCATGCTACTCCCATATCCTTAGCGTATGCCAGTGCCATACTGCGGTTTTTCTGGTGCATCGCTTCATCTACGGGTTTAACGTATTTCTCTTTAGGTGGGCTGGGTGTGACGGGCGTAGTAGAGGGAACAGGGGTGTCATCGAGTGGGGTTTCATCCATGTCGTCACGGATAACTTTAACAGCACCAGTAATGTTCCAGTACTTAGGGTTCTTTTTACTTTGAGTTAATGTAAAGTCCCCACGATCTCCCTCTTTAAACCCTTTCATCGTGTCGCTGAAGTCTGCTGGTGCTTTATCTCCCAGGATACAGCTATTAATTTTGCCGTCTGTAAAGGTTAGGGTGATTCGTTCTCCCCATTCTGTTTCCTCTTTTTTAATCTCTTTAATTTGCTTTTCCATAGTTATTTCTCCTATTTTAAATACTTTATCGAAATCTTTAATCTTTTCTCTTTGGTCGTATCCGTCATATTCATCGTATTTCATTTTATTCCCTTAATTAGGAGGCGGACAGGGGAGGCCCTGAGTCCTCCCTCTGCCCTAAGAAGCGGTAAAAACCTATCAGGCGATAGATCGTGAGATAGGAAAAACCCGCATAAGAATATATCATGAAAAATCACAATGGTCTGTGCGTATATTATCTTCTATAATTTCCTTCATTTCCTTTGTTTCTGGTTCGGGTATTTCAAACTCCACTATTTCACGACCCATCTGCTCAAGGAATACACCAAAACTAATGGGCGGTATGGCTTCTTTAAAGTTTCTTTCATAGGTATCGTATAAAATGTCGGCTGTTTCTTTCTTTGTCATTTTTATTCCTCCTTCAAGGTAAGTGGACATTTTTCCCGTGAACATCTGTCGTCACCCTTCATCCTTGAATTGTGACCACAGCCATCATACTCATTATTATCAAAACACAAATATGGACAGTAACGGTTCAAAATCTTAACCAGCCATCCACGCTCTTTTTCTTCTTCCATTTTTTCCTCCTTTTTTAGTTCTCCTTTAATATACTCTAGTTTAGTCTAACTGGTTATAAAAGTCAAGGGTTTTCTTTGAGAAACATAACCCCTTCCCACTTGAATAATCCTTTGTATCTTTCTAGCCTATCCAACTTATCACTTGATGACATTTCATCAATTATCGCTGGAATAGTCGGGAAGTGAAAGGCAAAATCCTCCTTAAATTCCTCCCAACTACTCCATCTCTGATTACCAGAGTATTCCTCAAATGTGTCTGTCACGGTATTATACCACGCAAACATCTTTTCCCCTTCCAATATCTGATCGCCCAGGTCTATGAATCTAATCAATTAGTCCTCCTTGTCTCGTTCTGATAAATACATTCTGTCCCATAAGTCTTTCTGTATTTCTTCCCTCGTGGGTGTTACAATTTCTAGCATCTTCATCCTTGTTTCAAGCATTTTAATCCGTAGATCTAGGGATTTTTGGGAATTTTCAACAGATTCAAAGATAATCGCTTTTTTAGTGTGTGGATCAAATAAAATCTTACAATTTAAACACTTAAGCCCTCCTTTAATGCTATAAAACGTATCGCCACCACAACAATGACATATCACAAAATCATCTTCCATTCCCCCCTTCTTTAATTCATCTGATTTAAAATTATCCCGCAATAAAGGATTAGGCGGTGAAAAGTAGTGTCTGACACACTTCACGCATGGAAATGGAATAGGTACACCGGAGTCAATCCAACCTTGTTCCTTCAAGACAGTATGTCCTCCATAGTGTTTACATTTTTTACAATCTCTCATTTTATTCTCCTTTCTTAAAAGATCTCCAAATATGCTTGATACGCAATAAAACCTAACACACCACAAATAATTATAACAACAATGTAGTCTACCCAACTAGCATAATTATTGGTTTCTATTTGTTCGGTCACCCAACCAATAAACAGGGATATAGAGACAAACCCTAAAGAGACTATTATAAAACATATAAAATACTTTGAAATTTCGATAATCATTTTAGAGTACCCTAATTTCCTTTGCGACAACAACAGGTTTAGTGGTATATGGTTTTAAGGGATTCGAATTGTGGACTTGTTGTCCCGTTGCTACTACTTTCCGATATTGTACTTTGCAAACGATATCCGTTTTGACTGTTTTCCATAGCATTGCATCTTTTCGTAATTTAAAAATATGGAAGCCCGTTTTGTACCCATTCTCCGCTAATTTTTCTCTATCCGCTTGTAAATATTCAAAACTGCAACAATCACGATATGCCTTTTCATGTACCCATTTCTTTTTTGGATATGGCAGGGTAATATTTCCCATAAACCAACCATATAGACCCCCCTCCTTCAATTGAAATACCTTGTAGCCCGTTCCGTTCTTAATTGATTTAGTTTTAGATACTGAGTATAAACACATTTTATTCCTCCTTCAAAATCTCCGTATGCTTACATAAGTTAAAGCAAATCAAATTTATCTGGTCTAATAACATCATAAAGAGCATGAAAGCCATCAGCGTGTTTCTTTTCCTTGGTTCTTTTGTCCATTAAAGCTCTAGAAAATCGGCCAGTAAATGCAAATTCGCATTTAGTACAGTTTCCAGAGTTACCAGATCCTGAACATTCAAAGCCCATAATTTCACGGCAATTAGGGCAATACAAGTTAGAATAGGTTTCACACATTTTGTCCTCCTGTAGGACAGTATAGATTATAAAATGTCTCTGTCATTTTATTCCTCCTTCTCTATCAATGATTTTATTTGTTGATAGGCTTTTTCGTCTTCTTCTCGCCACGTTAAGCGGGAACGGAAAAAGGCTATTATATTTTTAAGCCAACCAACCAACTCATCTTTATTTTTTTCTTCCTTCATTTTTCTTTCTTTTAATCTTTCCTTGGATTGATTAGATAATATTAACTGTCTAATGGACTCCCCTCCACACTCTTTTGAATTTAAAAACTCACATCCTCGACAATGATTCATGCCAAATAGTTGAATAGTCCAACATCCGCTGATTTTATCCATTTTAATCCTCTCTAAGCATTATAGCTTATTCCACATTCCTCACAACAGTAGGATTGATCGGGGGCGTCAGGAACAAATTGGCTACCGCACCATTTACATTCGTGTGTTTCATTCCTCCACTTGTCTGGACACCCAGACTCATGACAATAAACACCTTGAATCATCATGGCCTCACAAGATGGACATTGATTTTTGTCGGATCTCCAATTTTCCATTTCATTCCTCCTTTTTTTCTTTTGGTTCGTCAGAACCCTTCATAATGTCAAAAATGCAGAGTAAACCCAAGTAAAAAACGGTACATCCCAGAGAGAGGAAGAGTAGCCTAACTAATCCTTCAATCATTTTCTTTTTTCCCACATAAGACACAATACCTAATTTTTCCCGACCAAGTATAAGAGTGTTCGATACATTCTACATTTTTTACCTTACCAGGTTTGTCCCAGTCATAGAGTGTTTTGTACCATTTGTTATTCTGTTTCATTTTTCTTTCCTCCTATAAAAGAATCTGTTAATTCTGTCTATAATTCTAACCGATTATAGGAAAAAAGTCAACCCTTTTTTTCTTTTTCTTTCTTTTGTATTCATATACAACCAGTTATAAATTGTGTTTCCAGGGTAAAATATATCAATATATATGTATTTATATCAATTTACCTATTGTATTTTTGCCGGTAAACTTGTATAATTATAGTATCAAATAAGACAGAAAGAATAGGAGGTTTTAAAATGAAATTTAACAGGTACATTGTATTTTGGGAGACTTCAAACGGGAGCATGACAAGCATTATAGCAAAAAAAAGAAAATCAGCTAGAATGTTTAAAAAGATGATATTGAAAAGGGATCGTATAGCTTATATTTATGATGCTTTCCTAGAACAGCGAATCTCATAAATCCGCAAGTAAAAAAGAGGAGAATAACAATGAATAAAAAGATAAGATATAAAGATGTAAGGAGCTCCGATACAGTAACAATTATCGGAGATCCTACAATAGTAGATGTATATCAAGAGTTATCATCCTTTGATAAGGTTATGGTTTCTCAAATAGTTAAGACTCAAAATCAGCGAATAACCTTAACAGGTAGCACGGATGAGGTAGCAATTTATGGGTTTAATGGATATCTAAATGATGATACAATATTGTATCGATTAGACTAGAAAGGAGGAATAACAATGAATAAAGAGATAACAAGTGAAAGAGTCAAACAAGAGGTATTGCTTTATATAAGCAATCTATTCGAGCAATCAGAAAAAAATCTATTTAAAAGAGAGAAAGAGGAAAATAAAACAGATGAATTTTCAAGAGGATACGTTTGCGGATTGATGGAAATGTATGAATTGATAGAAAATACAGATTTTGAAAGGAATAGTAGGGATAGTAAAGAATAGTAATTATGTTATCAAGATGGAATGGATTAGATCCTGCAAGCAATAGCTGATTACATGGTTAATCCAGTATGTAAGCCTTGCTGTGATATGAATCACAATAGAGTAATGAGTGACCGTAAAGGATATGAACGTTTAGCAGAGTATTATCAAAGTAAGTAACTATTCTATCATCCTGGACAAGATGTAAAACTGTCCTATTCTTTTATCCCCACAACCATTTAAGTATTTAAGTCCTTACTAATCTAAACTCAATAGATTATCCCCAAAAATCTACCTCATCCCAAGTGCCCGGCATATACTATTCTCTCGGGGTGGGGATGGGTGATAATCCGCACATCCAATGGATGCTTCATCCTTATGGATTGTATTGGATAGGATAGATTCCCCTTCCATTGCTCCTATATCCCATGTACCCAAGAGATGGATACACCCAATACCCCCCAATGGGGTTTTGTATGTGGAGATAACCTGGGTTCTAATATAGATAATAAATTTACAGCATATGGCACTTCTATATGATTCTATCCCGTAAGGGGAGAAAGGAGCCTTTTCTTGGGGAAATTATTTTATTTTTATTGCTTGACTTTACCCGTTTTTAGTGCTATGATATTATATATTACGTATATCTTATAGAAGTATATGGAGGTAATATGACTATCAACGATTCGGAGAACTATATGGATTTATCTGAGGCTTTTAGGATGTATGCTGAGGGGTTAGCGGCTATGATGACCGCCTTAAAGATTGATGCTTGGGGAGGGTCTTGCGATAGGTTCGTTGTGGATGGATTAGGGGAAATGCGAACCAGTATAGCGGAGAGTATGGTTTACTTGGCGAAACATGGGATCAGGGTTCTTAAATTAGACTAAGGTGGAAGAATGAATAATATTAATGATTTCAAGAGTAGGTGTTGTCAGGATTCTGTGTATCTAGGGAAGGTCTGGTATAACTATGATGAGTGGGACTACACGCTAGAGTCTTTCTGTTCTAAGTGCGAGCAGAATTGTTACTGTGAGGAGAAGAGGAGTAAGGATGAGCTTATGTCCCTGGCACAGCGTCTAGAGAGTTATAAGGAGGGAAGATGAATAGGATTAAAGCGTTAGAGTTAACTGGTGCTTATGCTAAGGATAAGACCAAGGTTATGGTTAAGGAAACTGCTTTCGTTAAGGAACTATATGAACGTGGGTATGCGATTGTTTCCCCAGGTGAGTTAGATCGGATACAGGGCCTTGCAGAGAGATGCCGTGCTTACAGCTTGACTGACCTCATAGAGGACTCTCGTGGATAGGCGTAAGTTCCTTGGGGTACTGGGTGTTTCACCCTTAACGATGATAACTATGCCACTTAAGTGGTATCCGTGGCCTAAACCTAAGAACCTAAAAATACCATCCGTTGCTGATATGCCACGAATACCTATGTGGTGGAGAGAAAAGAAAACAATGGTTGTGTGGGATACTTCAAGGGAAGGTTTTCTAGCACCAGTGCTATCCACAGGGGTTTGTCCAGTCTGTGGGTGTGCCAGCATAAAAAGTACCCAGAGATATTTAGAATGTTCAAGGTGTGGGCATACTAATATTTTTTATCCATCCGAAAAACCCTAAAAACAGCACATTTCCCGAAAACCTGTCAACCCCCCTACTGATCCCCGCAACCTATTCATTCTGATACAATTATCAACTTTTACACATAAGTGTGTATAAGTCTGCCTAGAAAGTGTGTTATAATTTAAGAGTACCCCTAAGGGTATAAAGATGGATTTAAGCAAGAGGGGGCTGATGATGGAAGAGCGCATCGTGGAATTAGAGAACCAGTTGGCTATACAAAAAGCTCATCTTAAAGCGTTGTTGTGTGGACTTAACCTTAGCATAGTGACTAAAGAGCATCCAACTGGTGTAAAGGACTGTTCCCGCACAACCTACCATGCCGTAATTACTGATGACCTATTTTAAAAAAAGTTAATGACAACAGAATGTCCCAGGTGTAGTGGTAAGATGTCTTACATCTGGGACACATCCTGTCGGCACCTACCTAAAGAGTTAGGTTGCCCTAAGTGCGGCAATAAGTGTTGTAATCATATGATATGTCCTTATTGTGGAGATATAATATCTATATAGAAATATATGAGGGAGTACCGAGAAGGCGAGAAGCAAGATCGGGGGAG